AGTGATACCTCCCAATGTAGCTTACTTACCAAGTTTATAACATACTTGTCAAAGAGTAAACAAAACTTACCAAAATTATCATTTTAAGATTGACATATACCATATTGGTAAGCTATAATGAAGACACGGAAAGGGGGTGAGCAGATGAATAGCTCCAAGCTCAAGGGCATCCGGGTCGAGAAGGGAAAGACCCAGAAGAACATGGCCGAATTGATCGGCAAATCGCTTGTTACCTACTCCAAGAAGGAGCGCGGAGAAGTCGAGTTCTCCAATGAGGAAATGAGCACTGTCGCCAAAGCGCTTGACCTGACCAGCGATCAGGTCAACGCTATTTTTTTCGACGACAACTTACCGAAAGGGTAAGTATACGCATGGCGGTTTGCTGATGTCTAAAGTATAACGCATCAAGGGGGCAAAGAAAATGGGACGCGATGCCGCAAAAGCCTGTGAAAACCAGTGCTTCCGGTGTAGGAAAGAGGCTGCAAAGCACAACGATAAGCTCGGTAGCCGTGAAGGCGCTGCGGAACTGCTCGGAATCTCGGTTTCGAGCCTTGCGGATTACGAGCTGGGCAATACGAAGGTCATCCCGGTGGATAAGGTGGTGCTGATGGCAGACATCTACAATGCACCGGAGCTGATGGCGTGGTATTGCTCGGAGTGCCTTATCGGAAAGAGCCTCGAAATGCCGTCACCTGAAATTGCCTCGGTAGAGCGTACGACCATGAAGCTGCTGAAGCAGCTCCGGCAGGGTGACATCGAGCAGGTCAAGGAAAAGCTCATCGACATCACGGCAGATGGCATCATCTCCAAGGATGAGTGGGCAGACCTGACCGAAATCCTCGACTACCTCGACGGACTGATTCGGGCGGCGCGGGAGCTGAAGCTCATTGGCTCCAAGCTCCTGAACGGAGGCACAGACGATGGCTGACATCCAAACGCTGAAGAAGCTGCTGGCAGAAGAATATGGCATCACAACCGCAAGAGAACTCGACGAAGCCATGAAGAAAATCGGCGGATTGAATATCGGCGTGTTTGCATCGCCGGTAAGAAAGGATGGAACGAAACATGAAAAAGTACGCAGTATTGCACGAGCCGGGTGACATCGTTACGCTGGCCGGAACCAGATTTGTGGTGCTGGATGTTGAGCGTCGTGGTAGCCTGCCGGACAGCCTGTTCCTGCTGGCGCTGGAATCGGTTGGTGCTTCTGAATTTGGCAGCTCCAACAACTACGCAGAGAGCGACCTGAAGAAGGCCGTGGACAAGTGGTTGGAGGACATGGGCAAGAGGGGTCTCGACAACGCCAAGCTCATCCCCCGCGAGATCGACCTGACCACGCTGGACGGTTCCGGCTGCTATGGGAAGCTGTCGGTGAAGGCTGCGCCGCTTACACTGGATGAAGCTCGCGAGTACGCTGACATCATCCCCAATGCGGAGCGGTGGTGCTGGCTGGCGACCGGTTGGAGTGGTCCCAGCAAGTCGGACGGTAACTACGCCCTGAACGTCTACTCCAGTGGCGACTGGTACAGCAGCGGCTGCTCCGGCTCGTACGGCGTCCGCCCCGCTTTGAAGGCCCCCTCTATCCTCTTTGAGGACTCTGAGGCTGGTCTGGACTTGAGCAAGATTCCAACCGATGAGCTGCTTCAGGAAATCCACCGCAGACTCGCGGAAAAGGCATGAGTGCCGATAAGCTGGCAGAAGCACGGCAGGCGGCGGAAACATCGCTGGGGTTCAAAATCCCGGATGTGGTAGCCACCAGCGTTCTCTGGTATGCCCGGCGCAAATGTGAGCTGGCAGAGCAGCCGGAGAGCTACCTTCCGCTTCTGTACGAAACCGAGCTGACCGACTACTATATGCGGTTAGCAATCAACCTGAAGGGAGAAAAGCAACGTGAGCAACGAATGCGAAATTCCGCAGTTCCCGGAATTGACATTTGAGGAAGAACGGCATCTCTACTACCTGAACGGGCTGGAAGTACCCAGCGTGACCACCCTGATGAAGCCGCTGTCCAGTGACTTCTACAGCACGGTGGACCCGGAGGTGCTGAACCGGGCGGCAAAGCGGGGCACGGCCATCCACAATGCGGTGGAGAACTACGCCAAGTTCGGCATTGAGGACATTCCGCCGGTGTATGCCGGGTATTTTGCCGGCTTCCGGGAGTGGTGGGATAGCCGCAAGCCGGAAGTTCTGGCGACCGAAACCAAGGTCTACCACAAAATCCTGCGGTATGCAGGCACGGTCGATCTGCTGTGCATCATCGACGGCCGGTTGACGTTGGTGGACTATAAGACATCTGCGCAGGTCAACGCCAAGCTCTGTGCAGTCCAGTTGGAAGCCTACGACAGGGCATGGGAGAGCCACGGCATCAAGGTCGATGACCGGCTGATTCTTCACCTGTCCAAGAAGGGCTATCAGGAAGTGCGCTTTCCCCGGAGTGGGAAGTGCTGGTCAGTGTTCTCGTCCTTGATGACAATTAAGAACTACATGAACGAGTGATTTTTAGGAGGTTCGACAGATGGAAAAAGAAACTATGGTTGCAACCGTTCCGCAGGCCGAAATCGTTGATGAGCAGCAGCTCTCCCGCGATGTGACCGACTTCGAGTTTCAGGCGGAGTCGCTGGTTATCCAGACCGATGAAGATTACGCCTTTGCCGGTGAGTTCGGCAAGATGCTGAAGAAAAAGGCGTCGCAGGTCACGACGTTCTTCAAGCCCATGAAAGACAGCGCCTATCAGGCCCACAAAGCGGTTTGCGACCGGGAAAAGGCCATGCTGACCCCGCTGCGCAACGCCGAGAAGACGGTCAAGCAGGTGATGAGCGCCTACATTGCAGAGCAGGAACGTAAGCGCCGGGAAGCTGAAGAAGCTGCTCGACGGGCCGCGGAAGCTGAACGGGAGCGCAAGATTCAGGAAGCGGCTACGCTGGAAGCCGCTGGTGACGCAGATGGAGCGGAGGCCGCCTTTGAGGAAGCCGCCATCATGGATGATGCTGCAAGCTATGCGGTAGTGCTTGCCGCAGCCACCCCGAAGGTCTCCGGCGTCAGCACCTCGAAAGACTGGGAAATCGTCGAGATCGACCCAAAGGCGGTCCCGCTGGCGGTGGCGGGCATTGAGCTCCGCCCGGTCGATCAGGCCGCTGTTATGCGCCTCATCCGTGCCTCGAAGGGCCAGATCGAAATTCCCGGCATCACCTACCGTCAGGTCGCAAAAATGAGCTTCAGGGGGTAAAAGAATATGTCTACTGCTATGAGCAAAGCTGAGAGCAACGCTCTCGTTGTCAGCTACGATGTTCTGGGCACGCACGTTGAGCTGGATTTGGATTTCGTGAAGAAGTACCTCGTTCGCGGCAGGGCAGAACTGGTAAGCAATCAGGAACTCGTGTTCTTTATGAACACCTGCCGCCAGCAGAAGCTCAACCCGCTGGTTCAGGGCGAGGTCTACCTCATCAAGTACAGCAAGGATGACCCGGCGCAGATGGTCGTTGGCAAGGATGCCTACCTCCGCAGAGCATTTGACCACCCGGACTACCTGTTCAAGAACGACGGCATCACGGTACAGCGTGGGAACGAGATTATCCAGAAAGAGGGATGCTGCCTCTATCCGGGTGAAACTCTGGTTGGCGGCTGGTGCCGCGTTACCTTTATGCGGAACGGCAAGGAACGCACTGCATTCAAGGAAGTTGCCTTTGCCGAGTACAACAAGGGGCAGGCAAACTGGAAATCCAAGCCTGGCACCATGATCAACAAGGTCGCTGTCAGCCAGTGCGTGAGAGATGCCTTCCCGAAGGACTATGAGGGCGTGTACTCCGAGGATGAGATGATTGCATCCGGCGCTATCCCGGCGGAATACAGGGAGCTGGATGACCCGAAGCCGGAGGAGCCTGCACAGGAAGAAGATGACCCGGTCATCTCGCAGGAACAGCGTCAGCAGCTCTTTAAGGCGGCGCAGGCCAATTTCGGGAAAGAGCAGGGGAACGCCGTGGTCAAGTCCATCATCGAGGAAATGGGGTTGACCTCAACGACCGGCATGAAGATGTCCACCTACAACAAGGTGGTCGAACGGCTGGTCGAAATTACCGAGGAGCATAAGAAAATCGAGGAAGAACGCATGGCGGCGATTGCCGCTGAGGATGCCGCAAATGCAGCCAAAAACAGAAACAGCGCAGCGGACGAAGAATAAAACCACCGGCAGGCTGGTTTCAAAAAGGATGGTGAGGGGATGCCGTGGATAAGTGTACATCAGGAGGTGGACGGTACGAAGCTCCGTAGGTTGTATCGGACAATCGGGTGTTCCAAGTTTGAAGCCCTCGGCATCCTGAACTTCCTGTGGTTCTGGGGCATGAAGAACGCCGATGAGACCGGGCTGGTCAAGGATGCCGATCTCGAAGTCCTGAGCCGATACCTGTACGGCTGCGGCGAGGACTGCCAGCTCGACATGGGCAAAGTGGTTCAGGCCCTTGTGGACACCGGCTGGATTGACATGGCCGCTGATGGCTTTTACATCCACGACTGGGACACATGGCAGGAACAGTGGTACAAGCTCCAGAAAAACCGCAAGCTCGATGCTGAACGTAAGCGGAAAGCTCGGCAACTGGAGAGGAACGCTGCCAAGCCTACACCTCAGCCAAAGCCCGCAGAGCCGGAGCAGATGAGTATGGCGGAGCCGGAAGCCAAAGAGCCTGCCAAGCCGAAAGTCGATAAAAAGTCCTATGCTGAGTTCGTGAAGATGAGTGAGGCAAACCACGACCGGCTCGTGGAGATGTATGGCAAAGCCTTTACGGATGCCTGCATCGTAGAACTCGATCTCTACAAGGGGTCGAAGGGCAAGAAGTACAAGGATGACTACCGGGCCATTTTGAGCTGGGTGGTTGACCGTGTGAAGGAAAAGAAACCGGGGCTGCTCCAGCAGAGCATGAGGGAGGCAGCCCCGGATGAAGACAATCCGTTCAGAGAGTGGGGTGAGCAGAGTGGGTGAGTTCGATGGGATTCCGGGCCTGTTGCAGGGTGTTGTTCGGCAGGCGCAGGTGGCTGGCCAGCCGGAGAACGGCGACTACTACGATGAGGAAGGATTCCTTGTCTGCGGGAACTGCCACACCCGTCGGCAGGTAGAGGTCAATATGCCCGACCTGAAAGCCGTTCCGTTCGACCCAAAGAAGAAAGTCCGGGTCAAGATGCCGGTTTCCTGCCGCTGCCGGGCAGAACGGCGGAAGCAGGAAGAACAGATGCTCATGCAGGACCGGGAGATGAAGGCGGCGGAGTCCCTGAAAAGGCAGAGCCTCATGGATGAGCGCCTGCGGGGCATCAGCTTTGACAAGTTCCAGCAGACCAAAGACAATGCCTACAACCTGAAGCTCTGCCTGCGGTATGCAAAGCATTTCGACGAGATGCTGGCAAAGAATCAGGGGCTTTTGTTCTATGGAGGGGTCGGAACCGGCAAGACGTTCGCAGCGGCCTGCATTGCAAACCATCTCCTGAGCCTGAAAATTCCGGTGGTCATGACCTCGTTCGTGAAGCTGCTGGAATCCATGCAGGGCTTCAGCGAAGATGACAGCGCTCTGATCGCCCGGCTGAACAGGGCGAAGCTGCTCATCATTGATGATCTCGGCGCTGAACGCAGTACAGACTTTGCGCTGGAAAAGGTCTACGACATTGTGGACAGCCGGTACAGAGCCAAACTCCCCATCATCCTCACCACGAACCTGAGCATGACCGAAATGAAAGAATCTGCGGACATCCGCTACACCCGCATCTATGACCGTATCTTTGAAATGTGCTACCCGATGAATTTCACAGGTCGGTCGTGGAGAAAGGCGGAAGCGGCCCGCAGATTTGACGAGATGAAGAACTTTTTGGAGGGCAACGATGGATAAAGTTATCATCGCAAGCGTTGAGGACCGGCTGACGGTAGCTGCCATCCTCGTAAAGAACGACTACACCGTCCGGCAGGGCAAGCAGCTCCGGCAGGGCAAGAAAAGCTACGAATACTATCTGGAGTACACTCCGAACGACAAGCCGAAGCAGGCGGCAGGGGAATGAGGACGCAGTTCTGCATCTACGGGGAGCCGCGAGGTAAGGAACGCCCGAAATTCTCAACCGTATGCGGCCATGTGACAGCCAGAACCCCGGAAAACACGGTTCTGTACGAAAACCTCGTAAAGACCGAGTACAGAATCCAATCCGGGGTTCGGTTTGCTGATGACGCCATGTTGAGCGTGAGGATTTTTGCGTTTCTCTCCGTCCCGAGGTCGGCCAGCAAGAAAAAACACCTTGCCATGATCGACCGCCTGATACGCCCGACACGAAAGCCCGATTGGGATAATGTGGGCAAAATCATCTGCGATGCCCTGAACGGCATTGCCTACCGCGATGATGCCCAGATCGTAGACGCACTGGTTCGGAAGTTCTACTCCGACACCCCGCGTGTTATCGTTGAAATCTCAGATATACCGTATGAACAGTAAAGGAGAATGACTATGAGCGACAAAACGTATGTGCTGTCCCTGAGTGCGGACACTTTCAACGCCTTCAAGATGGACTTCGACAGCGCCCTCCAGCGCTTGCTTCAGAAGATGGACAGGCTACAGAGCGACAGCGCCTCCATCAACTGCAAAATCAGCGTGGCACTGACCCCGGCTCCGGAACGGAACTTCGATGCAACGCAGGAGGGGGACACCGTGCAGGTGATGAAGCCCAGCTTCAGCCACGAGATCAGCACCGAAATCAAGGTCAAGGACAAAACTACAGGCAACCTCTCCGGCAACCGCAAGCTGGTGTGGGATGAGGAGCTGATGGAGTATGTGATGAAGGACATCGACGATGGGCAGACCTCGCTTTTCGACACGGCACAGAACCGCCAGAATGCTGCACCCCCTGTGGAGCAGGAACCGCCCCAGCTCCCGGAAGGCATCGTGGATGTTGACTACACGGTCATCAGCGATGACAAGAGCTACATCCTGCGCAACCCCGATAAGTGCGGCATCAAGGACCAGTGGGGCATCCTCAAAGTCCTTGTGGGAGAGCGGATGACGGTGAGCCGGAGTGCAGGCCACTGCTATGCGGAGACCGCGGGCGGCATCATCGCCCTCGGCTCTGCCTACCTCGCAGAAGACCCCCGCCATGTGGATGACAGCATTCTGGAGCCTCATCTGGCAGAGGAAATCGCCTGCAACGGCTTCGGCACGGTTCAGGTCGGCGACCATGAGGAGCCGGAGAAGATCGTGGTAGAGTGTCTGGAATGCGGCGGCATCCTGCTGGAGGTGGAGAACCCCAACGTCCGGAAGGGTGATGCCGAATGAGGTACGGAACCTGTTTTCTGTGCGGAAAGACCGGTTGGCTGGAGGAGCACCACGTTTACCCAGGGCCATTCCGGGATAAGTCCGAAAAGTATGGCCTGAAGGTGGGCCTGTGCGGCGAGAGCTGCCATCGGAACGGTCGGTATGCGGCGCACCAGTGCAGGGAAACCTCCGATGCCCTGAAGCAGTTCTGGCAGATCAAGTACATGATGGCCCACAAAGCCAGCGTCGCAGACTTCCGGGCGGCATTCGGGAAGAACTATCTGGAACTCGACTACTACGATGATGAAAGGAGCTACCCTATGAACATTATTGCCATCAGCGGCCGCTTGACACGCGACCCCGAACTGCGCACCACTCCCAACGGAAAGCCCGTGGTGGAGTTCACGGTTGCGGTTGACCGGCCCGGCGTTAAGGACCAGACGGACTTTATCGACTGCGTGGCGTGGGAAAAGAAGGCTGAGTTTGTCGCCCGGTATTTCAAGCAGGGAAAGCGTATCGAGGCAAGCGGTGTCCTTACCACACGCACCTACGAAAAAAACGGGGTGAAGCGTAAGCGGACGGAGGTTCGCTGCGATCAGGTCTTCTTCGGCGAGTCCAAGAAAGATAGCGGCTCCACCCCGCAGGCAGCGCCGGAACCCACGAACGATGATTTCCGCCCGCTGCCCGATGATGATGACATCCCGTTCTGAGAAAGGAGAACACATGGAAGAAAATAAGAATCCCCTTATGGGCCATGTCGTAAAGGTCCCTGCACAGGTGTCCGGCATCCCTGACGGAGTGCAGATGGCGGTGAACGCAGCCGTGACCACCTTTGCGGCGGTCGATGGCAAACCGGCTGGCATCGAAAGCATGGGTACGGCAGAATGCAATATGCTTGCCAGCTATACGCGGGGAACGGTCTCGTTCTCTGTCCACGGGGAGAAGCCCGTTATGGTGAGCGTCCGTCTGGATGAGTTGATGAGACTCTTGCAAGCTGCTGCTGTATGTCACCACGAGCAGGAAGACAAGAAGAATGCTGAGGAGGAAAAGGCATGAGAAAGCTGTTTACGTCTGAGTCTGTGACCGAGGGTCATCCCGACAAGGTGTGCGACCGTATCTCTGATGCGGTGCTGGATGCAGTGCTGGCTGTTGACCCGAACGGCCGGGTGGCCTGTGAGACCTGCTGCACCACCGACACGGTGTTCATTGCAGGCGAGATCACGAGCAAGGTCGATGTGGATATTGAGGGCATTGCCCGGCGGGTCCTGCGTGACATCGGCTACACCGGAGGCTCGTCCGGCTTTGATGGGAACACCTGCAAGATTGAAGTGGCAGTCCATAAGCAGTCCCCCGATATTGCAATGGGAACCAGCGACACGGTGGGCGGCGCAGGCGATCAGGGCATGATGTTCGGCTATGCGTGCAGTGAGACCGAACAGCTTATGCCGCTGCCCATCATGCTTGCGCACCAGATGGCCTACAGGCTCACCCAGAGGCGCAAAGACGGGACCATCCCCTTTATCCTCCCCGATGGCAAAACGCAGGTAACGGTGGAATATGGGGAGGATGGGATGCCCTCCCGCATTGACACCATCGTCATTTCCACCCAGCACTACGAAAATGCAACGGAAGAACAGCTTCTGGAGTCTCTGACGGAGCACGTCATCACCCCGATCCTGAAGTATGCCAAGCACTTTGCCGGTGTCTATGGTGGTGACCTTGACATTGATACCTACGACCTGTACGTTAACCCGACGGGCCGGTTCGTCAATGGTGGGCCTGCTGCGGACACCGGTCTCACCGGGCGAAAAATCATCGTTGATACCTACGGTGGTTATGCTCCGCACGGCGGTGGTGCATTCTCTGGCAAAGACCCCACGAAGGTTGACCGCAGCGCGGCGTACATGGCACGGTACATCGCCAAGAACATCGTGGCTGCCGGAATCTGTAGCCGGTGTCAGGTACAGCTCGCCTATGCCATCGGGGTGGCCGAACCCGTGTCCGTCCGCATCGACACGTTCGGCGGAGCAGATGAGGAAAAGCTGGTCAAGGCCGTACGACAGTGCTTCGGTCTGACTCCCCACCAGATCATCGAGCATTTTGACCTGCGCCGTCCCATCTACGAGCAGACATCCGCCTACGGCCATTTCGGCTGTGTAACAGGAATCGTTCCCCCGTGGGAGAAGACCGACATGGATGAGCAGCTGTGGAAAGCGTACTGTCAGGAATAAGCTCACCGGAATAGCAGAAGCGTAAGAGTAAGGGCAAGCCGCTTCTCCCCGGAGGGGGAGGGGCGGCATAGCCCGTTATGGGAGGTTTTGATATGGCACAGGAAGACATGAACATTACCATTTCCCCGGAAATGTTGCAGGAGATCATCCGGGTCGCATCCGAAACGGCCATCGAAAAGTATCAGCGCGAGGCCGAGAAAAGCCGGAAGGCCGTCAGGGACAAGCGCCTGCATAACACCAAGCTGCTGCTTCAGAACTACCACTGCTTTGTAGAACACAGCAAGAGCGCTGTATATGAGGCCAGCCAGCTCTCGGAAGACGATGACTTCGAGGAGTTGATGGAGGAGCTGATGAGCCAGACGGATGGCAGGGTGAGGGTCCCCGTCGTGAGGAGCATTCAGGAGAGTGCTGCCCATACCCGCATCATCGTCCAGCACATTGACCGTATGCTGGAATGCTACAAGTTCATCTGCGAACACGCCAAGCGCTCGGAGGAAATGCGCCGGTATCGGACGATTTACAGCCTCTACATCGCAGACGAACCGAAGAATCAGCAGCAGATTGCTGATGAGGAACAGGTTGACCTCTCGACGGTGTTCCGCGACCAGAAAGCAGGCATTTCCAAACTGAGCGCCCTGATTTTCGGGTGGCTCGAATGATTTTTTAGCAAAATTGCAAAAAAGTTGCCATTGACGTGCAATTACCGATGTGGTAAGATACGAAGCGTGAACCGATGTGTCACTCCGAAAAAACCGTGAGCGGCATATCCCGCCTCGCACCAAGCTGTAAAGCCAAAATTTTCACAACAGAAGCCAAACCGATTGACTCCGGTGGGTAAAGGGTTAGAATGAAGATAGGCCCAAAATCTTACCGAAAAGGTCAGGAGGTGCGACAGATGGAACGAAAATCCGATAAAGTTAGACGTCTGGTTGCAGACGGCGACTTCAAAGGGGCTTTGCGGATTGCAAAGGACTTCAGGCTCGGCATCACGAAGGAACAGTCCTCCACGATGACAAGAGCGTATGAGTGCATGGTCCACGGAAGATTCTACAAGCAGCTCGGCTATGATCTCGATGAGAAGATAGCTGAGGGCGTGAAGATTCTGGTGGGCTTGTACGGAAGGAGCGAGGCACATGATTTACACCAGCCGGTACAGTAACCCGGAACTCAAGACCGGGAACTACACAGTCGTTGGGATAACACGGGGAGCGCCTAAGTTTCCCCTTCGGTATACGCTTGCAGGCAACATCATGGAGATTGCGCCGCCGGGTTATCTGTTCAACGAATACAACCGGGAGCGGTTCACGCCGCCCTACTTCCAGCACATGGACAGAGTAGGGACGGCGCGGATTGCTCAGATTCTCCAGCATTATGAGGACATGGGCAAGCCCGTGGTGCTTTGTTGCTACGAAGATGTCCGAAAGCCCGGAGAGTGGTGTCATAGACTGGTGTTCGCAGACTGGTGGCTCCAGAGAACAGGAGAAATGATTGAGGAGCTGCCTGACCCGTCACCAAACAAGTGGGCGAAACAGCCTGAACCGCAGAAAGCGGTTGAGCCTGATGCAGTCCAGATGAAAATGTGGTAATACCCGCCGATAGCTCAGAAAGTAGAGCACCTGACTCTTAATCAGGGGGTCGCACGGTTCAATCCCTGCTCGGCGGACCAACCATAGGGAGTCATGTTGGAAACAGCATGGCTCCCATTTTTTATGCCTACGAACAAGGGTTTTCCAGACGTTCACGTCTTTGGAAACAACCCACCCTCTGGAAAGCAGCTGCTCCAGTCGAAACCAGAGGGGCAATTTTGAAAGAAAGGTCGGTGATATGAATGGCAAAGTTCCAGAACCCCGGAGCGTTCTTCCTCGGAACTCTAGTTGCTCAGGAGCAGAAGTTCCTGAAGCCGCTGATTGAAAACGCCCGCAAGCAGGGGTACACCCGGTTCGTTGAGCCGTGCGCCGGCGCTTTCGCCATGTCGCACATCGCGGCGCAGTGTGGGTATAAGCCCAGCGAGATTGAGGCCAGCGACGTTTCGATGTTCACCTCCATCATGGGATATGCCATCACGGGCCAGTCCCTTGAGGAGCTGGAAATCAGAGCGGACGGCTTCACGAATGAGGAGCTGCTTGACCCTGCGGTTGCGCTCTATGCACAGTTGTACCTGCGGACTGTGAAGAACGCCGGGAAGGAATACTTCTACGGCATCATGCGCGATCTGGAATACCGCAAGGAGGAGCATCTGGCGGAAATCCGCGCACAGCTCGACAGGGCCAAGCAGTCCTTGCACGGGATGAGCTACCGCCCGCTGGATATGTGGAAGCACCTTGAAACGTGCTATGATGACCCCCACTGCCTTGTGGTTGCAAACCCGCCCACCTATGCCGCTGGATTCGAGAAGTGGTACGACACCGGCGGGCGCATGACATGGAAAGAACCTGAGTACGGCATCTTTGACCCAAAGACCGGGCTGAACGATCTGTACGAAAAGATGAACGATGCCAAGTGCCTTCTGATGTGCTACGAGGAGAACGCCCCGGGCCTCACTGCCGGGCATCCTGTCTTTGCTCGGTATGGTGTGCGTGACGGCATCAACGTGTACCTGACTACCAACCGCCCGGATGAGGCGACCATGCTTGCCGAGGGTAAAATGATTACCCGCCCGAACGAGGGCAAGCTGGAGCCGCTGGATTGCAGCATCCTGCCGCGTGATTATGAAATCACCCGCAAGAGCAAGATTCAGATTACCCAGATCGAGCGCACAGCCGCCCAGTATTATAGAAAGCTCTGGACGCACAACTTTGTCGGTTCGTCTGCGCCTATCAACATGGCCGTCCTCATCGACGGCAAACTGGCTGGCGTGTTCGGGCTGGATAAGTCAGCGCTCACGATGGGAGCCTTCGGTACGCAGGTTTCCGATGCTGTGTTCCTCATGTACGGCATGACCGTCCCCCACAAGACCTACCGGCTGGGGCGGCTGCTGACCATGCTTGCACAGAACAGGCCGCTGATTATGAACATCTGCACGGATTTGGAGAAGGAAAAGGCCAAGTCCCTCAAGACGGTGCAGATGACCAAGTACCCGGAGGCCAAGGAAATGCGGGGGCTGATGGAGTTGACCAAGAAAGTCCCGGATAAGAAGATGGGCTACCGGCTCACATACGAGTCGCCCTTGTACGATAGAAACGCCAAACAGGCATTGAATGAATGGTTAGGGAGGGAAGAACGATGGCAGAAACAGCGCGAGAAAACCAAGTCAGCAGCGCAGCCGTAAAGTATGAAACGGTCGCCGACATGGGTTCGGGGCTGGTCATCGCCAAGGTAAAGCTGACGGATTTCAGGGAGCAGGACATCAACGCCCGCATTATGAAGACCGAGATGCAGAAGCAGCTCACCGACAATATCAAAAAGCGGGGACAGCTCGAAAGTCTCCCGTTCTGCGCACTCATCGACGGTAAGATCGAGATTATCTCCGGCCACCACCGCATCCGTTCTGCAAAGGACAGCGGTGTGCTGACGGAGCTTTTTGTCATTCTGGACACCACCGGCCTGCGGCGCTCTCAGGTGGCCGCAAAGCAGTTGGCGCACAACGCCATCAGCGGCTTTGATGACCAGTCCACCCTGAAGGAAATCGCCAAGATGATCGACGATGTGGACGATATGCTGGAAAGCTACATTGGCAAGGACATCATCGGCGAGCCTATGGCCGAGCTTGAGAAGCTGCTGTCCCCGAAGGTGGAGTTCGACTGGAAGAACGTCACGTTCACCTTCCTGCCGCACCAGCTCCGCGATCTGGACCAGCTTGTGAAGGTTCTGGGGTCTCTCAGCCCCGATATGCTGGGCGTTGCAGATATTGACCAGCACGAGGAGTTCATCGAAACCATCACGAAATATCAGCAGTTTGCCAATGTCAAGAACACCGGTGCCGCCATCCATGCGATGATTAAGGCCACGGAATCCCTGTTCGAGGACCTGCACTTCGACGAGAGTCAGGAGTGGGTGCAGCTCCCGAACCTGTTTGGTTCCCCGGCTATCCCGAAGGAAGCCGCCGACACCATCGCACAGGCTCTTGACAAGATGGTCAAGGAGGGCGAGATTGGCCCAAAGAACAAGTGGCAGGCGCTCGAATACTGGGCTGCGGATTATCTGGCAGGGAAGTAGGTGATAGCAAATGCCTACGCCTCTAAAGTACAATCAGGCGTACCACGATGACTGGGCATGGTCACTTGCTATCAAGGGCGCAACCGATCAGGACATTGCCGATGCGTTCCATGTTGCCCGTAGGACTATCATCCGCTGGCGGCAGACGTACCCATCGTTCAATGATGCCTGCGAGCACGGAAAGGAAGTCGCCGATGCAAAGGTGAAGCGGTCGCTGTATGAACGTGCCGTAGGTTTCGAGTATCAGGAAAAGGAAAGCGTCATCGACGTGGACCCCCGGACGGGCGAACAGAAGCCAGTGCGGGTCCGAACGCTCACCAAGAAAGCCGTCCCCGATACGATGGCGCAGATGTACTGGCTCAACAACCGATGCCGGGATGAGTTCTCCCAGACCCAGAAGGTTACGCTTGACGGAGCTGTTCAGACATCCCCGTTCGACAACCTGACGGATGATGAACTCCGCCGTCTGGCTCAAATGGACGAGGGCCTTGATGGCGACGCGGAATAATGTTTCGCCTGCCAAGCGCAAGTACCTCAGCTCCAATGCCCGGATTGCGCTGGCAAAACGGCATTACGTCGATTATGTCCAGTACGTCCACATGGGCAGGTGGAAAAGAGCCAGACACCTTGACCTCGTGTGTGAAAAGCTGGAAAGCATCATGGAGGGGAAGACCAAGCGGCTGATGATATTCATGCCGCCGCGCCACGGAAAGTCTATGACTGTGACTGAAACCTTCCCATCGTTTTATCTGGGAAAGTTCCCGGAGAAACGCATCATCGAAATCAGCTACAGCGGCGACCTTGCCCAGCAGTTCGGTAAGAGGAACCGTGATAAGGTCGAGGAGTTCGGTCCTGCGCTGTTTGGGCATACCATCTCCCAAGTGCAGGCCACCAAAACGAACTGGAACCTCGACAACGGCATGGGCGGCATGATCTCCGTTGGTATCGGCGGCTCCATCACCGGCTATGGCGCAGACCTGCTTATCGTCGATGACCCCATCAAGAACCGCGCCGAGGCTGAATCTGCCACCTACCGCGATAAGCTGTGGGACGAGTACCAGTCTACGGTGAGTACCCGACTGCACGCAGGCGGCGCTGTTATCATCATCCTTACCCGCTGGCACGAAGACGACCTTGCCGCCCGGCTCCTGAACCCGGAGTACGGCAAGGTTGAGGACTGGGACATTATCTCGCTCCCGGCCGTTTGCGAAGACCCGGCTACCGACCCTCTGGGCCGTGAGCTAGGCGAGGCGCTGTGGCCTGCGGGCGGCTACGACGAAGCATGGGCTGCACAACAGAAAGAGACCGTCGGTACATACGCATGGTCTTCTCTGTATATGCAGACCCCCACACCAAGCTCCGGCGGTATGTTCAAGAGAGAGTGGTGGAAACGCTGGGCGGCGCTGCCGTCCGGCCTGCATGACTTCATCCAGTCGTGGGACTGCACCTTCAAGGACAAGGACGGTTCAGACTTCGTTGTTGGACAGGTCTGGGCAAGGAAAGGCGCAGACCGCTATCTACTCGATCAGGTGCGTGGCCGCATGAGCTTCACGGAAACGCTGGATGCCATGCGCGGGCTTTCCTCCAAGTGGCCCCAGACCACAAGAAAGCTGGTCGAGGACAAGGCCAACGGCACGGCGGTCATCGACGTGCTGAAGAAAGAAATCCCCGGAATCATCCCGGTGGAGCCGTTTGGCGGCAAGGTGGTCCGCGCCCATGCGACCACCGCTGTGGCTGAAGCTGGGAACGTCTACATCCCAGCGGCATCTGCCTGCCCGTGGGTGATGGACTTTGTGGAAGAAATGGCCGCGTTCCCAAGCGGTGCGCACGATGACCAAGTTGACTGCTATTCGCAGGCGAACGCCTACTACAACGACAACACGTTTGATATTCGTTCGCTGATAACGTAAGAAAAGAGGTGAATGCAATGCTGATTATTTTCTCGGTCAATGACCAGAAAATCACCCATGACCTGAAAGGCCAACTTGTCGCAGGCAGCGTAGACATTGTGCAGGCTGCGTTCAAATTTGACAGCTCGTGGGATGAACTGGACAAGATCGTCGTCTTCACGAGCAGCGCTTGTCCCAAGCCCGTCCCGGTGCAGTTTGCCGATGAGGCGTTCTACATCCCGAAGGATGTGCTGAAGCCCGGCAAGCTCTACGTTTCCGTGGTCGGTTTCGGGCTGGACGGCCGGAAGAAAACTACGCAGAAGTGGGACATCATGCAGGCTATCACCGTTCAGAAGTGCGGCGATGGCGGCGATTGTGACCTGCTGCGATATTTGGCACAAGGTCAGGTCGCCGACGGGAAAGTCGCAAAGGACGAAGAAGTCAAAGATATGCTGGACACTGTGTTTGGCAAATCGGAAGCTCCCAAACCAGACCCCGGTGGCTCGGACTCCAATGACAAGAACGTCAGCGAGGATGACATTGCCACCGATAAGGACGTAGCCGATATGCTCAACAAAGTATTTGGCTGATGTCCTCTCGCCCTTGAAAGAGGGCCTTAATTTGTCATAGCGGCATGGAAGCTGCTGTGAAATAAATTTTGGAGGTATGCAAATGCCCGTATCCGCAAGCAAACTTGTAACCCTCGCTCAGTTACAGGTGCAGGCGGAGAGAGTCAAGCAGGAGCTGGCGAAGTACACGCTGGCATCCGAACTTGGTTCCCTCGCCAAAAAGAGCGAAATCTCGGAAGCTGACCTCTCGGCTGCTCTGAAGTCCGTCATCAACGGCAAGATCGACGCGGCAGACACCATGACGGCAGATGCGATCAACAACGCCATCGCCACCGCCATTGCAAAGTCTGCTCATGCACGCTTCGAGAAAGTTGAGAAGGTTCCTTCCAACGATGATGCGCAGGATAATGTGCTGTATCTGGTGATGAATGCTGCCACCGGGTACTACGACATTTACGCTAAGGTCGGTGAGGAAGTCGTCCGTCTGGATGATACCACCGTTGACCTGAGCAACTATGCGACCATCGAACAGCTGAATGCCGTTTCTGGCGGCATTGGCGGCACGGTGTATGCAGGCACGAAGGAAGACCTGTCTGCATCCGATGATTCGGTTATCGCCGCGTATTTCAAGGCGCACACCGACGTGGCCGTCAAGAAGGGCGATGTCTTCGTGGTCACGACCACCGTTGGCAACTCTACCTACGAGAAGTCCGCCTACTTCTACGACGGCAAGGCGTGGGTCGCCATGACCGGCAACGTCGATGCTGATAAGGTCATCCTGCGGGATAACATCACGTTGGCCGGTGGCTATACGCAGGTGGGCAACCTGACCAAGAGCCAGAACGGCACGTCAATCTTTTCCACCAAGGGCAAGAGTGTTATGGATGCGCTGACCGAAATCTTCAGCAAGCGCCTCCAGCCCACCATCACCGCCCAGCCGTCCATCGGTACGTTTACCCTGACCGGTGCTGGTGCAGTTGAGGCTGGCACCAAGGTAGCTTCTGCGGCCTACTCTGCTGCATCCCTGAATGCAGGTTCCTATCAGTACGGCCCGGCCACCGGCGTTACCGCCACCAACTGGAAGGTCGAGCGTATCACCAATGCGGCCACCACACAGGTGGCTACTGCTGATGCTGCATCCCTGACCGCTGGCTCTGATAACAACGGCGGCGCGGGCTTCATCATCGGCGATGCAGGCGGCGATAATGCCGTGTCCAGCCTGAAGTACCGCGTCACCGCCACCCACGGCGCAGGCGTGACCGCAAAGGACAACCTCGGCGCGGCATCCAGCCCTGTCGTAGCCATTGCGGCCGGCACTAAGACCAAGGACACCGGAGCCTACACCCCGTTCCGTAATGTGTTTTATGGCACGTCTACCGGCAAGCCTGCTCTGGACAGTGCGGCCATCCGCGCACTGGGTAAAACCGGCAAGGCATACGCCGCCGGTACGCTGACCCTGAATGTTCCTGCCGGTACGCAGCGTGTCGTCATCGCCTGCATTGCTACCGCAAAGGGCGTCACCAAGGTCATCAATGAAACCGCCATGAACGCAGATGTCACCAGCACCTTTGTGAAGTCCACCGTCCCTGTTGAGGGCGCAAATGGCTATACCGCGAAGGACTATAACGTCTGGGTCTTTGAGCCTGCCGTTGCTTATGGCAACGCCGCAGTCCTCAAGGTAACGCTGGGCTAAGAGGGGAGGAACTGAACATGGCTGTGAACAATACCGCAAAGACCTACTCCAACATGGAGTTCCCCCTGAGCATGAAGCGTCAGGACGCTTTTTCTCTTGACCCTACCTGCGTGTGGCCGTCTATGGCTGACGCGCAGAACTATGCGAAGACGAACCCGACCGCCTACATCGGTCAGGTCCTCTCCGTGGTCGTGGACGGGGTTGCCACCTCGTACACCATCCAGAATGCCGCCGGTGATCTCGCCCCGCTGGGCGCTGCGGCGGTTGACATCGCAACCGATTCTGAGGTGAGCGAAATGCTGAGTGAAGTATTTTCCACCGATAACGCCTGATAAAGATATGGAGGAATAACGATATGGCATACAATGAGGAAAAGCTGGCCCGCCTGAAGCACCTGAAGCAGCTCGCACAGAAAGCTAAGGCCGAGAGCGACGCTGTTGCTACTCGTGTTAAGGCTCTGGAAGATGCTGGCGCACAGGCCAACGTGCTGGAGACCATTAAGGTCAACGGCGTGGTGCAGAACATCGAGGATAAGGCTGTGGACATCAAGGTTCCCGGCTACACTGTGGAGAAGTCTGAGAAGTCCGGCGACTATGCTGCTGTCTACCAGCTCATGAAGGATGGCGTTGCCGTTGGCGCGGCTATCAACATTCCGAAGGATATGGTGGTTAAGTCTGGCTCTGTTGTGACCAACCCCACCGGCCAGCCCAAAGGCACTTATATCAAGCTGGTTCTGGCAAATGCCACCAACGACACCCTGTACATTGATGTCGGCGGCCTGATCGAGTACGTTACCTCCGGCTCTGCTGCGGGTGATATGGTTGTCATCGCCATTGATGAGCAGACTCATAAGGTCACCGCATCTATCACCGACGGCGCAATCACTAAGGCAAAGCTGGAGACCGAGGTGCAGACCGCCCTGAACAAGGCCCATGAGCACGCCAACAAGGCACTGCTGGACACCTACGACCAGACCAACGCCAACATCAAGGATGCCGTCAGCAAGAAGCACTCTCACGCCAATGCGGCCGAGCTGGACAAGATCGCTACCGGCGATAAGGAAAAGTGGGACGCCACCTCCACCAAGGTTGAAGGTATTGCTGAGGGCGCTACCAAGGTCGAGGCCAGCACCACCGAAGGCAATATTAAGATCAATGGCGTGGAGACCGCGGTCGTTACCATCGCCACCGACGCTGAGGTCACTGAGATGCTGACCGAGGTCTTTGGCGCAACCGCCTGATAACCCATAAGTAAGAATGCAGCGGCAGGGGAATGGACTCCTGCCGCTGTTGTTTTTGGAAAGGAAAGCGAACATGAGCGACAAACTCAACACGCTTGAAGCGCTTAGGCTTGCTTCTCTGAAGGCAAAGGGTTACACGGCAGAACAGATTGCAGCGTTGTCTTCTGCGATGGAAGACATCATCAAGGACATCAACGATTCCCTGAAGACCTGCGAAGATCATGTACAGTCGGCTCATGCTCCTGCCAATGCGGAAGAAAACGTCATCGTTAGCATCCAGAGGAATGGGCAGGCTATCCCTCCTGACAACAAAGTCGTGAACATCGAGGTTCCGACCAAGACCTCTGCGCTGGAGAACGACTCCGGCTATGCTACGGCGGATGAAGTTCAGGAAAAGGTCAACGGGGCCGGGCATCTGAAAGCCGTCCCTGTCGATGCTCTCCCTGCGCCCAGTGAGGCCAACGCTGACACCATTTATTTCCTTCGTAAGAACAACAGTGAAGCTGGGAAGCAGTACAGAGCGTACAAGCTCATCCACGGCATCTTTGAGATCGTTGGCTCTGCCGAGGTCGATCTCACAGGCTATGTTCAGCAGAAAACAGTGGAAAAGGCTGATGATAGCATCATCAAGAGCATCTACAGCAGCATGATCTCGCCTGCCGAAAAGTATCTGGGAAGCGGGAACCTTTTGCTGTTCTGGACGATGCTGAAGGAACTGCTCAACGGTCATGAGTCCAACATCAATGATCTGCTGGCCCGCGTGAAGCTGCTGGAGCTGATTCTCAGCGCCGATGTTACCGGCAATCCGTACTACGTCACCTTTAACACCCTGACAGATGTTGTCGTGTCCAGCGGTATCTGGAATGAGGCCGATGGACGCATTGAGTTTTAACAGGAAGGAGGGAGCGCAATGCACATACCTGAAGATGAGGCCGAACGTCGGCGCTTAAATGAGCGGGGACGCGAAATCCTGCGGCGAAAGAACGGCGCTGTGCGTCCGCATCGTGAGGATGGCTATGTGAACCTCCTGAACAAGTACGGAACCAAGCAGGATAACTCCGAGGCGTACAAGTTTGAGCGGGAGCCGGTCATTCCTGATATGCAGCTCACTGGGCTGTATGAGGGAAACGGTCTGTTCTCCAAAATCATTGATACGCCTGCCGAGGAAGCGCTGAAACATGGCTTCGACCTGAACCTGAAAAGCGATGAGGTGAATGCCTTTGTGGAAGATGCTCTGGATGATCTCGAATGGGAGGAGAAGGCCGCCACCGCCATCAAGTGGGCGCGACTCTACGGCGGCGCTCTTATCGTCATGCTGATCGACGATGGGCGCGGGCTGGAAGAGCCTGTTGACTGGGAACATATCCGCAGCATTGATGAGCTGCGCGTCTATGAGCGCTCCATCGTGCAGCCCGATTCCTCCAGCCTGTACCAGCAGGATTACGGCGGGAAGGGTGTGGGGAACCGGGTGTCCAAGTTCGGACAGCCGGAATATTACTATGTTTCCAGCATCTACGGTTCCTTCAAGGTTCATGAGAGCCGCTGTCTGGTGTTCCGCAATGGCGTTCTGCCGGAGCAGACCTCCAATGCAACCTACCTGTTCTGGGGGATGCCGGAGTACGTCCGCATCCGCAGGGCGTTGCGGGAAACCGTAACAGCCCACACCGACAGCGTGAAGCTGCTGGAGCGGAGCGTGCAGGCAATCTACAGCATGAAAGGGCTTGCCTCCCTCCTGACCACGGATGACGGCGAGAACCAAGTGCTGAAGCGCTTGCAACTCGTCGATACCTCCCGTGGCCTGTTGAACAGCATTGCCATTGACTCCGAGGGCGAGAATTACGATTTCAAGACGTTCCAGTTCTCCGGCGTGAAGGATGTCATTGACGCCACCTGCAATATGCTGTCGGCGCTGACGAACATCCCGCAGACGATTCTGTTTGGCCGGTCCCCGGCCGGCATGAACGCCACCGGCGACAGCGACTTCGAGAGCTACTACAACTTCGTGGAGAAGATTCAGCGGCTGATGCTGAAACGCAACCTCCGCACCCTGCTGGATGTCGTGTTCCGGGCGGGCATCGCTTCAGGTGATGTGGCTGAGGAACCCGACTATAAGCTAGAGTTCAAGCCGCTATGGAGCCTGAGCGATACCGAGCAGGCGGCGGTTGACCAGACCAAGGCCCAGACGGAGCAGATCAAGGCGCAGACCGCACAGCTCTATGTCGATATGCAGGCCATTGACCCCTCCGAGGTCCGCAGCCGCCTTGCATCTGATGAGGAGTTCGATGTCGAGGACATCATCTCCGAGGATGACGAGGATGATCTGCTGCATTCCTTGCTGGGCACCGAGCCGGATGCCATGAGCGACGTGGAAGCTGCCCAGAGGAATCTGGAGCAGGCACAGGCTCCGGGCGGCGAGGAACAGAGCACTACCGTAGCACCTACGGCCACTCCGCCGACCACCAATGCCGATGCCGCCGACACTGACCGTGGTGTCGGCGTTCTCGTTGTGCAGGATGGCCGGTTTCTCTGTGGCACTCGCCTGAAGGGCGGCTCTGTTGGTGGACCGGGTGGTCATATCGAGGCGGGGGAGTCCCCGGAAGATGCAGCAATCCGCGAAACGCGGGAGGAGTTTGGCATCACGCCGAAAGACCTCATGCCGGTAGCCTTCCTGAGTGACCTGAAACCGCCGTACTGCCCGTCCCATGTGTTCCTCTGCACGGATTTTGACGGCAGCATCCGGTGCGCTGATGGCGAGATGACCTCTCCGGGGTTCATCACCGCCGAAAAGGTGGCCGAGCTGTCCACTCAGAATCCGGAACGTCTGTTCCCGCCGTTTGCCCAGAGCATCACCACGCTGCTCGACGTTTTATCGTCAAATCTCGGTTTGACATCGGATGCACAAAATGCTAAGATGAAAGATAGGATGGACTTCAACGAAGCCGACCACCCACGGGATGAAAACGGGCAGTTCGCAGAGGGCGAGGGTAGCAGCTCTGGCTCCACCGAAAGCGGGCCTGCGGTATCTCCCGAAGGCGAAAATACTTCGTGCAAAGGGTTTGCAGACCCCGAAAAGAAAACCGTTCATTTCACCAAGCATGGTGCTGAGTTCGGATTCTCGACAGAAGATGAATACGAAGCGGCTGCGGATAAATTCTTGCAGCAACCATGCGGAGGCGATGTGATTGGCTATAGCACTCCCAAAGGCAAAATCGTCCGTTTCAACGTAAAGACAACGGAATACGCCTCTGGATTTCCGGGCCAGAACATCTGCACCTACATGAAGCCCAAATGCGGTAGCGGTGGTGTAGCCAAGCCTGACACGGCGATGGCCTACTACAACAAGTTCAAGGAAAAGGACGGTGTGTAAGATGTCTACGGTCAAATCTGGTGAAAGCTATATCTGCCCGGTCTGTGGCAAATATACGTTTGAAAGCGCAGGCGAGTTTGACATTTGCCCGGTGTGCAACTGGGAAGATGATCTCGTCCAGCTTGATGACCCGGATGAAGAAGACTGTGCCAACCACATGAGCCTGAACCAAGCCCGCGAGGCATGGAAGAACGGGCAGAAGGTGGAGTGATTGCAATGTACAACTTCATTGCAATCTACCGCATCCTGAGTTATCTGGAACAGGCGCTGGACTATGACGAACCTGATATGTCGCAGATTTCATCAAGCGCTTTGGGGCTGTCGGCCAACAGATGGCTTGCGCTCCTGCGGTTGCTGGAGGATGCCGGATATATCGAGGCCTTCGGCCATAGAACGAGGATAACCCTTCGTGGACTGGAGTATCTACAACAGAATAGCCTGATGCAGCGAGCCGTAAGCCTCATGTGAGGTTTGCGGCTTTTCTGCTGTGTAAGAGCGATGGGAAACCACCGCTCTTTTTGTTTGCCCGAATTTTCCATCTCAAAAATGGAACGGAGAAAGAGCATGAACAAGGTCACGATTTACAGATATGATGAAAACAAACCCGTGCGCGCCCTAAACCTGAACGGCGAACCGTGGTTCGTTCTGCGGGATGTGTGCGAAGTCTTAGGGCTGGGCAACAGCCGCATGGTTGCAGACCGTCTGGACGAGGATGAGAAGGGGGTAAGTCAGATTGACACCCTTGGCGGCGTGCAGAATGCCACCATCATCAGCGAGTCCGGCCTGTACAACGTCATCCTGCGCAGCGATAAGCCGGAGGCCAAACCCTTCCGCAAGTGGGTCACGGCCGTGGTGCTGCCCAGCATCCGCAAGAACGGCGGCTACATCGCCGGGCAGGAGGAGCTTTCTCCGCAGGAGCTTATGGCAAAGGCGCTGCTGGTCGCCCAGAAGACTCTGACCGACCGCGATGCCCGCATCAAGGAGCTGACGGCGCAGAACCAGATCATGCAGCCGAAGGCCGAGTATTTTGACGAGCTGGTGGCCCGGAACCTGCTGACCAACTTCCGCGAAACTGCCAAGGAGCTGGGCATCAAGGAGAAGGATTTCATCGGCTGGCTGCTCGACCACAAGTATGTCTACCGCGACCAGAAGAACAAGCTGATGCCGTATGCGGCAAAGAACAACGGCCTGTTCGAGGTGAAAGAGGGCAAGGGCCGGCACAACGACTGGGCCGGAACCCAGACGCTCATCACCCCGAAGGGCCGGGAAACCTTCCGCCTGCTGTGCAAGGAACTGGCATGATGGAGGGAGCAACCATGACATTATCCCAGATTCCGACGAAAGACCTTGTGGATGAACTGCGGTGCAGGGAGGGCGTAGACACCACGGTGGCTGCGCCTTATGAGGATGCCGCAGTTCAGGTCAATGGCCCGGCAATCATATTAGTCGTAACCGACTGATTTACCGAAATGTAAACCGATCTCAACGTAATTGTAAACCTGAAAACAACCGTTTTTCCACCGCAATCACCGAAATGGTCGGAAATCTCAGAACGTAAAATTGGCCGTTTTTAGAATATATCCACTTGCTTTTGGATATTTATGCAAAAACGGTCGAAAATCCGCCGGAGCGTCCACCGGACAATCCTGCGGAGCGTCCAGACATAACCGTACCTCACCAAACCAAACCGTAACTTGTTGTCAAATTTTCACTTCGTTCAAATTTGCCAACGGGGCGGGCGCGGGGCATGGCGCACGGCAGGCGATTTTCGCAACCAGCGAAAACACGGCTCTCCAGCGCTTTTCAAACCCCGGACACAAAATTATCCACAAACAACCTTTGGGACGTTTCTCGGCACTCATCAGAAGTTCTCAGAGGGCATTAAGCCATAAACTCAACTGCGGCGGTGCAAACCACCGCTTTTTTGCTGTTCAAGACCGGAAAAGGAGGCAAAAACAGTGAATGATACCGTCCACGGACACATGGTACAGGACCTGCTCCGCCACCGATTCGGCAGTCATGAATGCTTGATATGCAAATATTCACCAAAGTACCCTGTGCAGGCAGAGCGAGAGTTCCAGCGGGTCACAAATGCGTACATCCGCATTCTGAACGAACTGTTGAAAGAGAGCCTGCCGGAGATCAGGGATGCCGCACGGGCCGAGAAAGAAGGCCAGCGCCACGATGATGCTTCAGATCTGATTGCCAAGGTCAAGACCGTCTTCTCCAAGATGGCCGTGGAGCTGGAGCGCCGGACTTCGATGTTCAGCCTGCGCAGCAAGATCGAGTCTATGGCAAGACTCACCCGGAAGCTGAGCATCCGGGAGTGGAAGAAAGCAGTCAAGTCCACGCTGGGCATTGATTTGCTGGATGACTACTACACCGGCGAGCTGTACCGGGTAATGATGGAGCGCTGGGTCGAGGACAACGTAGCGCTCATCAAGACCATCCCGCAGGAGAGTCTGGGGCGTATGCGCCAGATCGTGCTGGAGGGCTACCGGAACGGCGAAACCACAACGTCCATCGTCAAGCAGATTCAGCGGACGTACAGCGTAGACCGACGGCACGCTCAACTGCTTGCCCGCGATCAGATCGCCAAGTTGAACGGCGACATCACCCAGCAGCAACAGCAGGACGCTGGCGTGGTGGAGTACGTCTGGTCCACATCCGGCGATAGCCGCGTCCGCCCAAGCCACGCTGCGCTGAACCACAAGCGGTTCCGCTGGGATGACCCGCCGGTGGTCGATGAAAAGACCGGGCGGCGCTGTCACCCCGGCAAAGACTACCAGTGCCGCTGCTGCGCACTGCCGGTCTTCAATTTCAAAACCGTTGACCTGCCGGTCACGAAAGGGGGCGATGGCCGTGGATGAAACCATCCTGTAAGACCTGAGAGGGGAGTTGTTCAACATGGAAAACGATATGAAGGTACAGCGCTTTGACAGCCTGCCGCTGGATGCCACCTATTTCACAGATGAGGGCTACCTTGTAGACCACCCCATCGTGACATCGGTGGGCATTTTTGTTTATCACAACCCGGACGGTTCCGAGCGCCGGGAGCTGCGGTTGCCTGAAGAAGTCTTTGCTGAAAAGAGCCTTGCGTCCTACAAGGGGAAGCCCATCATCGTAACGCATGATGCTGGCTACGTTGACACCGACAACGTGAAAGAGGAGAGCATCGGCACGATTTTGTCGGAGGGCTACCGGGACGGCGATGATGTCCGTGCAGAAATCATCATCCACGACACCGACAGCCTGAAGAAGTACAAAATGCGTGAGCTGTCCTGCGGCTACAACCTGCGTCTGGACGAAACGCCCGGTGTCTGGGAGGGGCAACCCTATGATGCCATTCAGCGGGACATCGAAATCAACCATCTTGCCCTTGTCGATAAGGCGAGGGCTGGTGAACAGGCCCGGCTCAATATTGATGGGCAGGGCCACGACTGCATGAAAGGAGAAAAACTGAACATGGAAAAAACCACCAAGAGAACCGACGGTGCGCCCACCCCGGAGGAGCTGGCCGCTGCTGTGGAGGCGTTCAAGAAACGCCGTGCAGAGCGTTCTGGCGCTGCGACCGATGGCAGCGCTGCCGCAGAGCCGACCGCTGCACCGGGCGTTGCCGACAATGACCCCGCTGCTGCTCAGGATAAGCCTGATGCCGTGCAGATGGTCAAGGACCGCCGTGACCGCCGCGATTCTGAAGGTGACCCCGCCGATATGCCCGGCGCAATGGGTGTGATCGCACAGCAGGATGAGGACATCGACACTCTGCTGGGCATTATCGACGTTCTGAAGGCCGCTGGCACGACCACTGACGGCGCTGAGGGCGGCTGCGGCAATACTCAGACCGATGGCGACGGCGAGGGCGCTGAAGGCAACGCTGATGAAGGCGGCGACACCGCACAGGATAAGAAAGACCGCGCAGATTCCGACAATGACTTCCGTGAGCTGCTGTACGTTGTCCGTGTCGGCGACCGCCTGAACATGGATGGTCTGGAGGCAATGAGTGTCAAGGATGCCAAGAAGGCCGTTCTGGGCAAGCTGAAGCCCACACTGCATCTGGATGGCAAGAGCGCTGCCTATGTCAACGCAGCGTTCGACATGGCCGTTTCCGAGATGAAGGAGCGCAAGGATACCAACTATCAGCGTTCCCAGATGATGCACGGCGATGGCAAGCCCCCTGTGAAGCAGACTGGCTCCGCTTCCGAGGCTCGCCAGCGCATGATCGACCGCAGAATGAAGAAGGAGGAAAAGTAAGATGGGTGTTCAGAAAACCTACAGTTACGCAACCAGCAAGGGCGTTGCGGGCGGCATCTACGATATGTTCCACTACCCGGTGGACTCCCGTTTCAACGAAGAGGCGACCGGCAAGCTGCATTTCGGTGTCGGCGTTGTCACTGGCAAGGTTCCGGGCTGCGGCGTTGCGCTGCCGACCAGTGCAAGCACTGCTGATAACTTCGAGGGCGTTGTCATCAACGGCTTCGACCGCCAGCAGGATTTGGAGGGTAAGCTCTACGTCCTGAACAACCAGAATGTTGGCGTTATGCGCCGTGGCCGCGTCTGGGTGCGTCTGGCAACCGGCACTACACCCGCCTATGGTGATGCCCTGCACATGATCGTGGAAGGCGATGAAGCAGGCTGCTTCGCAAAGGAGGGCGGCATCGCAATTCCCGGTCGCTTCATCGGTGCGGCCAGCAATGGCGTTGCGCCGGTGGAGCTGTACGGCGTTCCTGCCGCAAGCGGCGCTGACGGTCATGCTGCATCCACCGACGATGCCAAGCCTACTGTCTGAGAGAAGGAGGACAAAATCAGATGAACACTAACCAGAAATCCATGAGATACGACCAGAACGACTACGATGCTCTGCTGCACTCCAAGATTCCGGCCGCTCTGGTCGAAACCCCGCAGATGAACTTCGATGACGCCAGCGATGCCTCCGTGTTCTTCGCCCGTGAGCTGGATTACGTCAAATCCCAGTCCTACGATGTGGAGTACCCGGAGTTCACCGCGCTGAAGCTGTTCCCGGTCTCCAGCGAGATCAACCCCGGAGCCGAGACCGTCACCTACTACAGCTACGATAAGACCGGCATGGCGAAGATTATCAGCAACTACGCCACCGATCTGCCCCGGGCTGACGTGAAGGGTAAGCCCACCACTGCCATCATCAAGTCTCTGGGCGACAGCTACGGCTACTCCATTCAGGAAATGCGTGCCTCTGCTATGGCGGGTAAGTCTCTGGATGCCCGCAAGGCCGAGTCCGCCCGCTATCAGATCGACTACCTGAACAACAAGATCGCGTGGAACGGCGATGCCGAGACCGGCCTGCGCGGCGTTCTGTCCAAGGACAACGATGTGCCGCTGTACGTCCCTGCGGCCGGCGCAAAGGGTTCTACCAAGTGGGCAGACAAGACCGAGGACGAGATTCTGGCCGACATCACCGGTATGCTGAAGCAGGTCGCCCGCACCACCAAGAAGGTGGAGAAGCCGGACACTCTGGCCCTGCCTTCCGAGGCGTATATCGAGATTCAGAACCGTCGTATCGAAAGCACTGCCACCACCGTGCTGAAGTACGTTCAGGACAATATCAAGGATATTGCCCGTATCGTCTCCTGCCCGGAGCTGGACCCCGACAGTGTGGATACCAACCCCTATGCGGCAGAAAGCGATGGCAAGGGCGTTGCGCTGCTGTTCAAGAACGACCCCCGCAAGTTCACCATCGAGAACCCGCTGTCCTTCATGCAGTATCCCGTGCAGCCTGAAGGTCTGGAGATGGTCGTTCCCTGCGAGGCCCGCACCGCAGGCGCTATCATCTACTACCCCATGTCCATGCTGATTGCTACTGGCATCTGCTGATTCACCTGTGGAGCTGCCGTACGTTTGTGCGGCGGCTCCTATCTTTTTGTAAAGGAGCCATGATATGAAACTGAAGAATATCGGAAACAAAATCATCAGCATCGGCGCTACCGTGATCCTGCCGGGTGAAGCCAAGGAAGTCACCGGCTATGATGACAACGAAATCGTGAAGTTCTTCATCAGGAAGGGAAACCTGTCCGAGGTCAAGAGCCGCACTGCTGCGAAGGAGAAATAAGTCATGGAAGATGCCGTCAGAATTTTCAGGCTGGTTGCCACCGAGTTCGACGTGCTGAACGATGAGACCGTTGAGGAATGGCTGAACCTCACAGCGCCGCTCATCAGCAAGAAGGTGTTCGGGAAGCTGTATGACCAAGCCATCGCACTCCTGACGGCACATCGCCTGAAAATGGCCGGCTATGGCAACAACCAGTACGGAAGCGTAGGCGACGCTCTGCGCGTTGGAAGCTACACTGAAGGCGAAACGTCTGTCAGCTTCAACGTAAATCAGGGAACCAACCTGATGGCAGATGCCGAACTGGCGCTGACTCCCTATGGTCTGGAGTATTTGACGCTGCGGCGGCTGGTCGTGATCTCGATTCGCTCAGCGGGTGAGTGCCGATGACTGGCGGGTGGGACCGGCTGACCCCGGAAGGGGAAAAGTTCTTCCGCCAAATTGATGAGCTTCAGGACAAGGAAGTTTTTGTTGGATTTCAGGCTGGCAAGGTCACAGACGACCGGGGCGTTGATATGGCTCAAATAGCTATGTGGAACGAACTGGGAACTTCGACCGCGCCGTCCCGGCCATTTCTGCGAAAGAGCGTTGATGAGAATGCTGACCCCATCAATGCCATGTGCGCACAGCAGCTAAAGGCTATTACTGCTGGCGGAACGGCCGAGCAAAGCCTGAAGCAAATTGGTGTATTCGGCGTGGGCTTAGTTCAAGAGAAAATCGAGAGCGGCAGCTATGAACCGAACGCGCCCTCCACCATCCGCAAGAAGAAATCGGACAAACCGCTGATCGACACCGGCAGAATGCGGCAGTCCGTCAAATACGTCATTCGCAAGAAAGGAAGTGGTTGATATGGGGCTGGGCATTTTTCGCAGAGCATTTGTTGTGCGTCGCTTCGGCGAGGAGAACATTGTCGATGGTTATGGGGTTTCCGGGTATAAAGACTTCATCACGTCCCTGAATGTTCAGCCGCTCTCCAAAGATGAGCTTCAGGCGCTCCCGGAAGGTGAGAACACCGTAAAGCGCATGAAGGCTTTCGGTGATCTCGTTTTCCATACCGCAGACCGCTCTGTCGGCCGCAGAGCCGACTGGCTTTTCTATCAGGGGCGGATGGACCCGGAAGGACACTGGTATGAATGTGTCAGCTCGCTGGGGTGGGACCACACGATGGTGGGTCACTGCCGCAGCGAGTTTGTTCAGGTTTCAGCAGCAGAGGCCAACCGTATGCCGCGCCCTGAAATCCGAGCAGATGGGAAAGGCGGGTATTGCTGCGTATGACGCTTTATGACCTGAAGAAGCTGCTTATGCAGCTCACCCAAACGTACTTTGCCGGAGCAACCGTGACGTATGCCAAGCAGAGCTTTGTAGCAAAGCCCAGCAGTCCGCTGGTCACGCTGACCACCGGCTCCGTCAACCGGTCAAGGAACCCACCGGTCAAAATCATTGAAGGCACACCGGTGGCCTTTTATCCTGCATCCGTTCCTGTGCAGATTGACCTGTTCACTCATGGCAGGCAGGAAGAAATTGCACCGGGGTTCACCCCCATTGCCGAAAACACGGCTGAGGATGATATGCTGGCCTTTGAGAGCTTTCTGAACTCGCCGTTCGTAACGCAGTGGTGTCACCAGCATGACATCGCCATTGTCGTTCCCACGGCGGTTCAGGATTTGACCGATTTGGTGCATGATACCAACTACGAGTTCCGAGCAATGCTGGAAATCGCTGTGTATTTCACCATGACCGCCATCGGTTTTACTGGAACGCTGGACATCGACAGCGTGAAGCATTCTGGTGGCGAAGATGACATCCAAGCTGATGATGTCATCGAGATCGAGCCGCAGGTGACCCCGACACCCAGCGGCGGTGGTAGTTCGGAAATGACTGCCCATGAGGGCGAATATTTCACGAACGCCGAGATAAACAACCGACTCGTAAAGGAGGAAGATGACACATGAGCAACAACCTCGATAGGATTTGTACCGTGGACATTTCGCTGGCGTCCCCCATCTCCAACGATGCCAACTTCGACAATATCCTGATTCTGGGTCCGGCACCCGCAAATCCGACTGAAGATGTACCTGCCGTTGGCGTGTACAACAGCCTGGAGGAACTGACGGCGCTGGGCATCGTTGCCACCGGTGAACGCGCCGACCCTGTTGGCGTGGCTGCACGGGTGGCTTTTTCGCAGTCTCCCAGACCCCATGAGGTCTATGTTGCCTTTATGGGCGACATCGTGGACAAAGAGAGTGAAGACCCTGCATTGCAGACCGTAAGCGCGGTTCTGGAGAACGCGCTGGCCGTCAATGGCTGGTACTGCATCTGCCCGGTCGGTCTGGCGGATGAAAAGGTCAAGGAAATCATCCAGTGGACCGAAACCCAGAACAAGCTGTGCGGCTACATCGACAAGGATCCGGATAAACCCATTGTGGATGCCGGCCTTTATCTGCGCAGCTTCCCGTTCTTCCCGAAAGAAACGGCCGACCAGTTGGAGAACGACATCCCGGCTGAGAACCTGTACGGCATGGCTGTAGCTGCGGCCGTCAAGGCGATGAACTACCACGCCGGTCAGGAAACGTGGGCACTGATGCCGCTTGCGACCGTTTCTCCTGCAAAGCTGACCAGCACGTTTATCAAGAAACTGGAGGCTGCAAATTTCAACTACGTCATTACCGTGGCATCCAAGAATATCACGCAGGGCGGCAAGACCGGCGGCGGTGAGTGGATTGATGTTATCCGCTTCCGCGACTGGCTCCAGAACGATATGCAGGTTCGTGTCGTGAACCTGCTCATCGTCAACCCGAAGATTCCTTACACCGACAACGGCATCGGCCTTGTTGAGAACCAGATGCTCGCATCCCTGAAGGACGGCCAGAAGTACGGCGGCATCGCTCCCACGGAGTATGATGCAGACGGCAATGCCATTCCGGGCTATACCACGTCTGTGCCGCTGGCGGCAGACCTGACCAGCGTGCAGAAAGCATCCCGCATTCTGAAGGACTGCAAGTTCTCGGCCCGCATTGCTGGCGCTATCCATGTGGTGGAAATCAAGGGTTGCCTGACCTACGAGAACCTGTAAGGGAGGGAAAATAAATGTCCAGCAAGATTAAGACCTACAACCCGAAGGAAGTTATCGTCACCTGTGGTACGCACATCGTCACCGGCTATGCGGATGACAGCTTCATCAGCATTGAGCCGAACGGAGACGGCATCACCAAGAAGACCGGCTGTGATGGTGAAATTGCCCGCTCGATTTCGCCGGATAACACCTACAAAGTCAAGCTCACCCTGTTGCAGACCAGCGACAGTAATTCGTACTTCTCCGGCATGGTTGATCTCGACCGCGACACCGGCAACGGCCTGTTCCCGATTCTGATTAAGGACCTGAAGGGCGGTTTGGTGTTCAGCACGGAAGCCGCATGGTGCGTAAAGAAAGCCCCGGTCACTCGCGGCAAGGAAACCAACAACCGCGAGTGGGAGCTTGACACCGGCGATGCAACCCTGAAAGAGTAAGGAGGACGCTGATGAATAATCTGAAGCAGCTCGAAACCCGCGAAGTAAACGTGGGCGAGAACATCTTCTACATCCGTCCGCTCCCGGCGTTCAAAGCAGCAAACATGACCGGCGAACTGGCAGCGCTCGTTCTGCCGCTCGTATCTGGCCTTGCACCGATGCTGTCTGCCGTGGATACGGAAAAGGAGGGTAACGGTCTGCTCGACATCAAGGTAGAAGATGCAGCTCCCGCGATTGCGGGGGCTTTCTCTTCGCTCGATGGCGATAAGGTCGAGAAAATCCTGAAGCACCTGCTGATCGCGGGCAGCAACATCTCGGTGGAGCAGCCGGGCGAAAAGGTGCGCCTGCTTACGGAAGACCTTGCCAACGAGGTGTTCTGCACCGATGTGCAGGATATGTTCATTCTGGCGTTTGAGGTCATCCGCACCAACTACAACGGTTTTTTCAAGAAGCTCGGCGACCGATTTGGCAAAGTCGCCGAGTGGGCGGAGAGGACGATGGCTCAGGCCCGGAGCGCTACGGCGACCTCGACCTCAGCGGCTTTACAGAGCTTGAGCTGAGAATGTATATCCTCATTAAGGCCCGGCTTGCATCCATGTGGGAGCTGAAGAACTGCTACACGCTGGACGAAGCTCTGAAGCTCTATGCGCTGTACCGCATGGAGCAGGACGTGGAGGCCGGCCGGGTAGAGGATATGGCTAAGGAGGTGAGCTGACCAGCATGACCATAAGAGACATCGGCATTCTGTTTGGCTACAAGGTCGATGAATCCTCCGAGCGAAAGGTAGAAGGCAGCATCAAATCGCTGAAGTCGATGGCCTCCAAGGTTCTCGGCGCGGTTGGCATTACGTTGTCCGTGGCCGGTGCCAAGAAAGCCATTGACGGCTGCGTAGAAGTTGCATCCTCCGTTGAAGAAATGGAGAACAAGTTCAACGTGGTCTTCGGAGATATGCGGAATGAAGTCAATAAATGGGCGCAGGAATACTCCGATGCCATTGGCCGCAACAAAAACGACATCAAGACCTACCTTGCCGATCAGCAGAACTTGCTGGTCGGCTTTGGCATGACCCGCCAAGCTGGCGCTGAAATGGCCGAGCAGATGACCTCGCTGGCCCTCGACCTTGCCTCGTTTGGTAACATGGACGAAACAGCGTCCGTAAACGCCATGACGAAGGCTGTCATGGGTGAGTCTGAAGCCGCCAAGACGCTGGGTGCGGTCCTGAACGACAGCACCAGAGCGCAGGCGATGGCTACGCTGGGCCTGAAGGGAACCTATGATAAGCTAGACCAGCTCACGAAGATGCAGGTCAACTATCAGGCTATCCTCCAGCAAAGCCCGGATGCCATTGGCGACTGCCAGCGTAGCCTCGACAGCTACGAAAGCACCAAAAAGCGGTACATCGCCAAGCTGAAGGAAATCAAAACGATAGTCGGCCAGTTCTTCCTGCCGACCTACCAGAAGATTCTGGGCATTGGAGCAAAGGGTCTGACGATGATTCGTGACTGGCTCCAGAAGCTCACCGACCTTACGGATAAGCTGGGCGGCTCACAGCGTGTGCTGTCTGTTCTGGCTGCGGCGTTCACGGCCATGCTCGTGGCGATGAACCTCAAGAAAATCGGAGCGGCCATAACCGGCTTTACGAAGCTGGCACGGGCAATAGGGCTGGGCCACGGAAAGGCGCTGGCCTTTTTTGCGGTCTTCCTGTTGCTGGCCCTCGTGATTGAGGACTTCATCTCGTTCATGCGGGGCGACAAAAGCCTGCTCGGAACCATGCTCGAACGAGCTGGCGTAGACTGCGAAAAGCTGCGCCAGAACATCGTCGGAGTATGGACGAAGATCAAGCAGGCCATCGGCTACATCGGCGAAGGCATCCGTAATGTGGTTGTTCCCATATTTGAGGGCATCCGAACTGCGGCGGTGGTGGCGTTTGAGGAGATACAGCAAGCCGTAGCCAAGGTAGCCCCCGGTATCGCTCAGTTCTTCAAGGAATTGTCGAGCGGGAAGGTTGATAAGAAAAAATGGACAGACATCGGTGAATCCATCGGCAGAATTGCCGTGGGCGTGGTGGCTGTCATAGCCGCTGTCAAGGGCATCTCGGCTATCTTTGGCGTGATTACAACCGTTATTTCTGTTGTGAAAGCGGTCATTTCCGTTATTAAGCTGGCCTTTGTTGTTGTAAAGAGCATCATCACCGTTATCAAGGTGGTCGGTGCGGTAATCTCTGTTCTTGCCAGCGCCTTCGGCCCGGTCATTCTGGCAATCGCCGCTGCAATCGCAATCGGCGTTTTGCTGTGGAAGAACTGGGACAAGATTCGTGAGGCAGCAGGCAATCTGCTGGAAGGCATCAAGGCTACGATTGGCAACGTCCGCGATGCCATTGTGACGGGCATCCAAGCGGCCATCGACTGGATAACATCTCTCCCGGCTGAAGCCCTGAAGTGGGGCTCCGACATCATCGACGGCATCGTATCAGGCATCCAGTCTGCGGTAGGTCGTGTAGGCGAGGCTGTAAAAGGCGTAGCCGATAAGATCAAGTCGTTCCTCGGCTTCTCGGAGCCGGAGGATGGCCCCCTGAGCGACTTCCACACCTATATGCCGGACATGATCGACCTGATGGCATCGGGCATCACTTCCGGCAAGAAGAAGGTGAAGGATGCACTGGAAGGCATGACCGGCGAAATGTCGGTCATCGCCAAGGCCAATGTGGTTTCCAAAGCTACCGGGCGGGGCGCAACCGGCAGAACGACCGGTGGACGCACTGTGACCCAGAACGTAAACATCAACAACCAGTTCAACGGCGACCGCGCCGGGCAGCAAAAGAGTTCTGAGGCTATGGATAAGGCCGCAGGCGATGCTACCGGCGAGATGGCCCGTGCGCTGGCATTTGCAAAGTAGGTGAGAGTACATGGCAAGAGCAAAACAGCCCGTCAGCGTCGATGACATCGAGTTTGATGCCCTGATCGACTCCGAAGAAGGCTATGAAGCGGATGTGCCTGAGTACCCGACCGAAAAGGGCTTCAGTGTAAGCGACACCATCGTGCTGAAAGCCGACACCCTGAACATGACGCTCTATGTGACCGATACGCCGGTGACATGGCGGAAACGTACAGGCTCCGGCCCCGGGAAAACGGAGGGCGTTGTTCGTCGGCTGAAGGACCTGTATTTCGCCAAGAAGATTCTCGAAGTCACGACCACTGACTGCGTGTATTCCAACATGGTGATTACAAGCATGAACATCAAGAAGTCTGTGGAGGTCGGCTACGCCCGTGAGATTCCGATAGCCTTCAAGAAGATCGAGGTGACGGAAACAGCCACCGCAGAAATACCGGCCAGATACGGCAAGTCGGGTAAAACAGGGAAAGCCGCTGGAAAAGCAAGCACAACCGCCGCAAGCACGGCGGGAAGCAGCTCATCCAGCGGTTCTTCGTCTGGTTCGTCCAGCTCCAGCAGGAGTTCTGTTCTCTATAACGCTGCCAGCAGCTTCGGCCTGCTGGGATAAGGAGGGCGTTCGTGGACTACTTCGTTATCGAAGTCCCGGACATGAACGACAGCGTTGTGAAGATTTCCCTCCAAAGCAGGCTGTATCAGCTGCGTTTCACATGGAATGACACCGGCGGCTATTGGATGTTCGGGGTGATGGACTCGCTCGGAACGCCCATGCTGCTCGGTGTCAAGATGGTCCCGCAGTTTCCGCTCAATCTGCTGTTCGGCCGGGATGATATGCCCAGCGGCATCTTCGCTGTCCTGACCGAAAAGGAGAGCGTCGGTCGGCAGGATTTTGCCGATGGGACGGCTCGTTTTGTGTTTGTCCCGGCATGACGCTGGAACAAATCATCCGGTAAAATCAATTCTCATTTTGAACAAATATCTGAGGGTGGGTTTGACAATTCGTTCTCAGAAGGTTCCAGACAAATTTCCATATACTTTTACTGGTAAAGTCCGGGTTTAATCAGAGGCTTTTCAGAGGTTTTGGGATGAATGCCGTTCAAAATGGCCGATTTTACATGGAATCCGTTGGATTGTCCGCCGGACAGTCCTTGGACTGACCAAAACGGGAAACTTTCGCAAAACGCTCATATCATTGGTCACTTTCATTGCATTACCAGAACGGTAAGTTAGAATGAAGATGTGAACCGGGCAAACAAAAAAGAACCAGCGGCTCGCCCTCACAAAGCACCGCTGGTTCCTACATCTTGCCCGGAACAATCCTGAGAAGTTCCGTTGACACGATTATATCATGTCAGCGGGCTTCTTGCAAGATAAAGGAGTGTGCTGATATGAGTGCTATGGACCTTGAGCGCGAGGTCATCCGCATGGGCGATGTCGGTGTCGCTATCGACATGGTAGACAGCAACCTTGCGGATGGCAAGCTGGAGCAGGCTGAACGTGCCGTTGTGATTCTCCGGGAAATCTTCAATGCCCGCAACAAAGGGCTGCGGAGCTGCTTCTACGGAGGTGATTGGAATGCGATTTGCTGAAGAAGGAACTCAGCAAGGCAAAGTAAGAGGAAACCTTCAGGGCTGCAGAAACGCAGCCTTTTTTGTTGCCATCGAAAGGGGAGAATGCCGTGGAAAATTTCGACAGGCAGTACCGGCTGGCGGCGGGCAAGGCAGGCTTGACCGGGTTTGAAATTGGCAGCGGCAAGCGACCGCTGCACGTTTCGTTTTCGGTAGAAAAGGCCGACACCAACAGCCAGAATACGGCCAAAGTGACTATCTGGAACCTGAATGATGAACACCTTGCAGAGCTGAGAAAAAACGACTGCGTGGTCGTACTCCATGCAGGGTATGGCGATACACGTCCGCTCATCTTCACCGGTGTGGTCACATTTGCTACGACAAAAGCTGACGGAGCAGACAGGGCAACGGAGATCGAGCTGGTGGATAACCGCATTGAAGTCCGCGACACCTACGTTTCCGTAAGCTATGCCGGGGCTGTAAACTGCAAGACCCTGATACAGGACACCGCAGACCAGATGGGCGTGACGGTTTCTTTCTCCTACAACGCAGAGTTCAAGGACATCCCGAATGGCTACAGCTATGTTGGCCCGGCAAGAAATGTGCTGACGAAAGCCTGCGAAACCAGCGGATTGACGTGGAGCATCAACAACGGCGTCTTACAGGTCAAAAAGCCGGGCGATACGATGAGCCGCGAGGTGTATGAGCTTTCGGCAGAAAAGGGCCTGCTGGGCCTCCCAGAGCGTGTCCAAATCTCCAATGAGGACAAGGGGTACAGCTACGGCTGGGACGTGGAGTACCTGATGAACGCCGCAATCGGACTGGACGATTATGTGTACCTGAACAGCAAAGTAGTCAAGGGCTATTTCCGGGTCTACTCGGTGCGGATTGAGGGCGACAATATGGAAGGTTCATGGAGCTGCACGGCCCGCCTGCTGGAGGTGAAGCAAAAATGATGCAGGAGTTTGTTGACCAAATCAATAAAAGCGCCCGCAGCGCGACGGAGGATATGCACACGGCTCTGCCGGGCGAGATAAAAAGCTACGACCCGGGCAAGGGCGTCGCCACCGTGTTACCGAAAGCAAAGTTCACAAAGCCCGATGGCAGCACGATGGACTTTCCAGAAATCTCAGGCGTCCCGGTCATGTTCCCGCAGAGCAAAAACGTCACCATTGCATGGCCCATCAAGAAAGGCGATGGATGCCTGCTGGTTTTCAGTGAGCAGGCACTCGATTACTGGATGTACGGCAAGGAAACTGACACCAAACTGAAGTTTGACCTGACCAACGCCATTGCCATTCCAAACCTCACATCTGGCGGCAACAGCACCATGAAGTTGGCCTGTGATGAGGATGCCGTAGCCATTGCCGCAGGCGACACAAAAGCCAAGATCACGCCCAAGACCGCAGAACTGACTCTCGGTTCGGCCAAGGTCAAAGTGGAGCCGAGCCTTGTGCAGATCACAGTCGGCGGCACGGTGCTGGCAATTTCACCCGACGGCGTGGACATCACCGGAAAGCTCACGGTCAAGGGTGGCATCACCGCAAGGGATGATGTCAAGGCATCCAACGGCAGTATCAGCCTTGCAAACCACGTCCACAGGGGCGACAGCGGCGGCATGACCGGGAAGCCGCAGTAAAGGAGGGAAAAGCGTGATAGACCTGAAGCTCGATGCCACCGGGGACTTAGAACTCTCGGCGGCAGGCGACATTTCAGCTACGGACAGCATCGTACAGGCTGTCCGTATTCGTTTGCTCTGGTTCTTTGGAGAGTGGCGGCTGATGCCTTCGCTCGGCTTTCCGTACTTTGAGAACCTGCTGGTCAAAAATCCGAATGAGTCCAAACTCCGGCATCTTATCCGGGAAACCGTGATGTCTGTCGATGGAGTGAAGGATGTGACGGATATTTCGTTTGACATTGACAAAAAGAACCGCAGTGCGTCCGTTGCGATCTCGTTTACTACGGACGAAGACAAGTTCAGAGAGGAGATCAGAATACCGTGGCAAAATATGGCTTAACACCGCAGGGACCTAACCCGAAACGTCTGGATGCAATCCTCGATGATATGCACGAACGAATGTCGGCCCGCCTCGGCGTGAACACCCGCCAGAACCCACAGTCTTTGCTGAATCACCTGCTGACCAATGTAGCAGATGAAATCGCAGAGCTGTGGGAATTTGGCGTGGATGTGTATCACTCGGAGTACGTTTCCAGCGCGACCGGAGTGAGCCTTGACTATGCAGCGCAGTTCGGCGGCTCCACGCGCGGAATGGCTGCAAAGTCCTACTACAGCATCCTCTGTACCGGCGTGGACGGTACGGCTATTCCGGTCGGCACGTCGATTGCATCCGACACCAGCCCGGCCACGAACCTTGTTTCCAGCGCAGACGCAGAGATCACGAGAGCATCCTTCAACAAGGCCACCGTTATCCTTGCATCACCGGCGGCTACAACGGCCCTTGGGGTGGCTCTTAACGGAAACCTATACACCATCACCCCTGACCCAAAACAAAGCACCAGCGAAGCCCTAGAGGCTCTGGGAACAGCCATCACGGATAAGGACTTCCATGTCACGGTCATAAATGACACCATCGTGATCGAAGCCGTGGATGAAACCAGCTCCAACACGCTGGTTCTGTCAGAGAATTTGACCACAGCGTCTGTCAGCAGCATCGTTACGTTTGAAACGGTGGACGCCGGGGATATTTTCATCCCGAATGGAGTCATTACGAAGATCGTAAAGGCTGTACCGGGCCTGAATGCCGTTTCCAATGTCGGCTCCTACATTGCGGGCCAGCTTGCAGAGAGCGACATCGAGTTCCGAAAGTCCTATACGAACAAAATCTACAACCGCTCGTCTGCCATGCTGGAAAGCATCAGGAGCGCCATCCTGAAGAATGTGCAGGGTGTAGTCAGTGTGGCCCCTTATGAGAACTGCACAAACGAAGTGGATTCTGCCGGCCGGTGGCCGCACAGCATCGAGGTCGTAGTCGAGGGCGGCGACGCAACGGAAATTGCCCAGCAAATCCTGAACACAAAGGCAGGCGGCATCAACACTTTCGGCAGTGTAGAAGCCACCCTGCACGGCGTTTATGGCGAGGACATCGTGATTCGCTTCAACCGCCCGACGTATGTCAAGGTCTGGTTCCGTGTCGGAGTCACCCTGAGTCCGAACATCAATCCTCCGGCCAACTACGCCGAACTTATCAAGGAGCAGATTCTGGAAAAGATGGCCGGGCTTGAGGCGGGCGAAAACGTCATCCCGCAGAAGTTCAACTTGCAGGTGTCCGGCATCGACTACATCGACGTGTGGCTGTACGCAACGCCGAATGACGGAGATATGCCGGGCGGCAGTTACAATCAGCGCAGCGTGTCCATCTCGGCGCGGGAACGGGCCGTCACCGACGAGAACCGAATCGAGGTGGTCATTGATGGTTGATTATGTCCAGAAACTCCGGGATGATCTTGTGGAGCAGTTCAAAGATAAGCCCGTCATTGACGCTCTCATGGAAGCAATCGGCGGAGAGCTGAATGAACTGCGCCAATTCTATGATGATCTGCTGGAAAAGCGCAGCATCAGCACGGCAGTCGGAAGGCAGCTGGACGGCATCGGTGACAATGCGGTTCTGACCCGCCTTGAAGCCGGTGCTTTGGCCTGCGCCAAAGAATCTGTGTATGTACTGGATGATGATGCCTACCGGACGTACCTGATATACAAAATCTGGAAGAACACCAACAACTGCACCTACTATGACATCATCCGGGCGTTCAAAATGTTTTGGGATAAGCCCCTGCATTACCGCGAGGACCCGGATGTTCCGGCCACCATGATTTTTGAAACCGAAGCCCTGACGCCGGAGGATGATGTTTCCAAGCTGCTGAATGCACCCCTCATCAAGGCCGCAGGCGTAGCCATCATGGTGGTCGCAAAGACTGAATCACCAGAAATGGTCGCAGATGTGCCGATACAGGCCATTCTGGGGCGCGGCTATATGACCACGACCCTGCCGGAGATAGCAGTTGGCGAGGACTTTATCGACACCGTGCTGCCGGTCCCCGCAGCACAGAACATCACGCAGACGAAACTGCCCGAAATCGAGGAGGATGAGTTATGAGCTACTATGGCTTTGTTGTTACGGACAGCGGTCGAGAGCTGATTGCCAAGCTGGTTGCAGGGCAGCAGCTCCCGATCTCGAAGATTATGGTGGGAAGCGGAATCGTCCCGGACGATGTGAAGCCCGCATCCATGACCGCACTGGTTGAGCCGGTCGCTGCGGGCACATCGACTGCGCCGGTCTATGATGGAGCCAGCGTCCGCATGATCGTGGAATACCGCTCTGACCTGAACGGCGGTCTTGACCATGGCTTCTGGCTCCGGGAGTTCGGCGTATTCGCCTTTGACCCGGACAAGGGCGAAGTCCTCATCTACTACGGAACGCTGGGCGATTATCCGCAGTACGTCAGCGCCGCCTCTGACACCGGAGTAGACGTCCGCCGCTTCCCGGTGTGTATCGTCATCGGCGAGGGGCTGGGCGTCACCGTAGACTATAAGTGCGAGGCATGGATGACGGCGGAGGACGTGGAGCAGTATTGCTCGGTCACGATGCTTCCCGCATTCCTCCGGGAAGCCCAGAAGCTCGTGGATGCCCACGATAAGGACGAAGAAGCCCACCACTCCATCCAGAACAGTATCTCCGACGTGTCCGCCCGTCTGGCTCTGCTGGAGCTGATGTTCAATACCTCCGTCACCGGGAACCCGTTCACGATTACGTTTGAGACGCTGGACGGCACGGTGGTGGAAGGTGTCTGGAACACCACGGCAAAAAGAATCGAGTTCTAATGAAACGAATGAACTTATCCCGTTCACCGCCGCTCAATTTGAAACAAAATTTTACGCCGGAAATTCAATAAAAGGAGGCCTTTTTTATGGCTTATGTAACCTTGGGTTCCAAAGCAGTCGGCAGCACCGTCAAGCTGAAAGTAAATGGTTCTGCCAAAGATTTCATCGTCGTCCATCAGGGCAAGCCGTCCAGCATCTATGACGATAGCTGCAACGGTACTTGGCTGCTGATGAAGGACATCTACGAAAACCGCCAGTGGGATAGCTCGAACACCAACGATTATGCCAACAGCACCATCCATTCCTACCTGAACAGCACGGGCCTGGATCTGTTCGAGTCGACCATCAAGAACGCCATCAAGCAGGTAAAGATTCCGTATCGCAAGGGCCACGGTACGTCCAAGACCGTCACCAGCGGCTCGAATGGCCTGTCTGCGAAGATTTTCCTGCTCAGTGCGACCGAAACGAGTTTCAGCTACTCCTATATGCCGAGCGGCGAGGGTGCAGAGCTAGCCTATTTCAAGGGCTGTGCAGACAGTGATTCGGATTCCAAGCGTGTTGCCTATCTCAACGGTTCTGCCGTCGGCTGGTGGCTCCGCTCTCCGGGCTGCAACATCACCTCCAACCGCGCGCTGGCGGTCGGCTCCGCTGGCACCAGTGGCGACACCAACTGCTCCAACTCGCGCGGCATTCGCCCCGCTTTGATTCTGCCCTCTTCTCTCTTGGTGTCTGACGATGGCGCGGTCTCGACTAACACCGCACCATCTACCCCGGGCAGCATCTCCGTTCCTTCGTCCATTATGGGCGGCACGAACATCTCGATCTCGTGGGCAAAAAGCTCTGATGCAGAAAGAAACCTCGCCGGCTACAAGGTAGAGCGTTCGACCAACGGCGGCAGCTCGTGGAGCCAGATTTATCAGGGTACTGCCACCAGCACCACGAACAATGTCGCCTTTGGCACTGCGTCCGTGATGTACCGTGTCAAGGCGTATGACGATGAGGGACTGGAGTCCAGCTGGCGCACCAGTTCGCAGGTAACGGTGGTCAACAACAACGCCCCGTCTGCGCCGCCGTCCATCGCGGTCCCGAACGATGTCAAGGGTGGAAGCACGCTGGTGATCTCGTGGACTGCGGCCAGCGACAGCGACGGAAATCTGACCGGCTACATTCTGGAGCGCAGCACCAACGGCGGTAGCACCTACACGCAGGTGTACAAGGGCAATGCTCTGACCTACACCGACACCATCACCAAGGGCTGGGCAACCGTGATGTACCGTGTCAAGGCGTATGACAGCTACAATGCGCAGTCCGGCTACACCACCTCCAGCAAGCGCACGGTCGATAACAACACCGCCCCGACGATCACGACCTCCAGCGCGGCCAGCCTCGGCACCAAGTCCAGCGGCTTCACCGTCTCGTATTCCGTGGATGATGAGGACGCGGTGGACACCCTGACTGTCACCGAAAAGCTGGACGGCACGACCAAGCGCACCTACACCGCGACCCGCAAGACCACCAACAGCTTCGCCGTCACCGGTGAATATTTCCAGAAAATTACGAACGGCAGTCACACCATGACCGTTACCGTGACCGATGGCAAGGCCACCGTAACCAAGACGTTCACCTTTACGAAGGCCGTCACCGCCGCCAGCATCACGCTGGCGAAGCCGATGGAGGCGGATGCCCAGATCACGCTCTGCGCCATCACCGTCGGCGGTCTGATTCCCGCCGACGCTGTGTTCAAGGTGGAGGTCACGAACAACGGCAAGGACAGTTCGCCGGTATGGGAGGACGCCACCACCGAGGCCCGGAATGGCCGGAACCATTTGTTCACGAACCAGACTGCGGCCAACGGCTTTGCGTTCAATTTCCGCGTCACCGCAGAGCGCGGCGCAAGCGGCGAGAGCGGTTATATCGCTTCGATTCAGGGAGGTTTCCAGTAATGGGTTTGAACAGATTAAGAGTCGATTCTGTAGCCAAGTTGCAGAAGAAGAAAACGATGGCGGAATTGCAGGAGGAGAATGAAGCCCTGAAAACCAAGGTTTCTTCTCTGGAAACCAACCTCGATAATACCCAGATGGCGCTGTGCGACGTGTACGAACAGCTCATCGCGGTCACATCCGCCGCAGATAAGGAGGCATAATCATGGCAGAAGTCTATGCAAACCTCATCCGCCGGGGGCGGAAAACCATCGAGCAGGTACCTGAGCACCTGCGGGAAGAAGTCAAGGCCATTCTCGCGGCGGACGGCAACGCATGAGCCGCCTGCGGGAATTTGCCTTAAAAATATTACTGAGAAAGGAGAAAGGCATCATGGCAGTCATCTATGCAACCCTCATTGTGAAGGGCAAGAAGACCCTCGATCAGGTTCCGGCGCTGATTCGGAAGCAGGTTGAGGAAATCCTGAAGGACCTCGAAGTCGAGGTCGAGTGATCGCGCAGGGGAGTCGGGAGAGCCGACTCCCCTCATTTTTTGTATGACGAAGGAGAGGAGGTTCAGATGGACCAGCCTATTACGCGAGCCGAGCATGAGGAGTTCAAGCGTCGGCTCGAGGAAGAAAATGCCCGTCAGGACAGACGAATCGCCTTGCTGGAGGAAAGCGTAAGCAAAATGGGCGCAATGTCCACTTCGGTCGAGAAGCTGGCCTTGAGCATGGAAAGCATGGTGAAGGAGCAGGAAAAACAGGGCAGGCGGCTGGAAACACTGGAAGACCGTGATGGCGAAATGTGGCGCAAAGCTGTTTGGTATGTCGTGGCCGCCGTCATTGGTGCTTTTCTCGGCCATGTGTTTACCCAAATCGGCTTTTAGGAGGTGTGTAAGTTGAGCATCATTACGTTCCAGCGCGGGGATAAGACCGCGCTCACCAAGAACTTTACCAAGTCCGAGTTCGAGTGTCCCTGCGGCTGCGGACAGCAGTCGGTGGACACGGAGCTGGCCGAAAAGCTCCAGCTCATCCGGGACAAGGTGAACCGCCCGCTGAAGATCACGTCTGGCTACCGCTGCATCAAGCACAACGCCAGCAAGGCCGTGGGCGGAAGCCCGAACTCCAAGCACCGCTACGGCATGGCAGCGGACTGGAGGACGGAGAATCGGAGTATCAACCCTGTGGCACTGGGCATCCTTGCTCAAGCCGTGGGGTTCGGCGGCATCGGCATCTACTGGCACAGCCGTGGAGCCTTTGTCCACGCCGACACCCGTGGCACGAAAGCGACGTGGCTCTGCACCACGCCTGGAAAGTACCCCAGCACGACCTACAACAAGTTTGTGCTTCCCACCATCCGCCGGGGCTGCACCGGGGACGCGAACCGCAGTGCGACGATCATGCTCCAGAAGCTCCTGAAGCTGAAGGCTGATGGCCTGTTCGGAGAGGGGACGGAAAATGCCCTGATGAAAGCGCAGGAGGCGCATGGCCTGACTGTGGACGGCATCTGCGGCCCTGCATCGTGGAAGGCGCTGTCTGGCGCTGACAAGTACCTGTGAGAGGAGATAGGCTCTATGACGAATAGCAAAGTGTCCATCGCTACACTGGCCCGCACGGCCGCTCTGGCGTTCGCTCTGGCAAATCAGGTTTCGAGCGCAGCCGGGAAGCCCCTGCTGCCCATCGAAAGTTCGGAGGTGGAACAGTTCGTGACCACTGGCCTGACCATTGCCACCAGCGTCGCTGCGTGGTGGAAGAACAACAGCTTTACCGCTGCCGCCATCGAAGGTGATAAGCGGATGAACAGCCTGAAGAATCAGGTTCACTGAATGAAAGGAGTAACCGAATATGAATGAGTTTACGAGAAGCCTGCTGTACGTTGCCCTGCTGGTCTGCATTCCCATCGTGACCGCCTGCATCCAGAAAGGCATTGCCGTGTTCATCGAGTTCATCGTGGCAAAGATCAACGACATCAAGGTGCAGCGCCTCGTCCGCGAAATCGGCAGTGCGGTGTCCGATGCCGTGGCCGCGATGAACCAGACCTACGTCAACGACCTCAAAGCCGCCGGGACGTTCAATGAGGCAGAGCAGAAGGAAGCCCTGATGCGGGCCGTGTCTGCCGCCCTGAAAAGCATGAGCAGCGATGCGCAGGACTACATCAAGAGCAACTTCGGCGATACGACCAAGTACCTCGAAAATCGTATTGAGGCCCAGATCGACGCCAACCACGTCGCCGCCAAGCAGGCCGCTGCCCAGAATACGCTGAATCTGGGCTGAGTCAGCGCAAAGTCAGCGTAAAATGATAATCCCCCTGTACCATGACCCGTAAAAAGGCTGGTGCAGGGGGATTTTTTTGTTTGCACGGAAATTCCGATGGAACAACGTCGCCAGAAAAATCAATTCTCAAAATAGCCAAATTTTGTTATGCACTTTTGACAAATCCTTCCCAGAAGGTTCCAGACGTTTCCCAATACACTTTTACCCGTAACCAAAATGCAAATTCAGAGGTTTTCCAGAGGCTACCAGCGGCTTGGCATCAAATAGCCAGTGGATATAAAAAATATTTTGAAAAAATTAAAAAACAGATTGACTTACCAGTTGGGTAAGTTATAATGATACTAAGATAAATTACCAAAAAGGTAAGTTATCTACAATTACCAGCATCCGGCTGGTAAGTTGGAAGCACGAGCAGGAGGTGTAACAAAATGAAAGGCGAGTGCAGCATGACCGCTTTGGAAGCCAGCCGCTTGATCGACTGGCTGAAAGCTCACGGTCACACGGACGAGGAAGCGACGCAGTGCATTAAGTGCATTGCCGGAGTCCTCGACCCCGCAACCGGCGAGTCTAAGAAACAGTAAAGGCTAGGTTCCCCACACAGTTTGCGACCCTGTGGGAACCTAGCCAGACGGAACGGGATGGGACCTGCCCCATCTCGTTTCCATCTTATCAGGAGGGCAGGAGAAAGTCAAGAGGTTCAGAGCTATGTTTGATTTGCGTGAGCATAAAGGCCTCATTCGCCGTTTGGTTTCCGAGGCAAACAAAAATGATGCCAACTGGCACTGGTCACTAAAAGCTCTCAGCAAGACCAAAGCCAGCATTTTCTGGAGCTATCTGGAGTACGAAGGCCATAAGCCGTGCTTTACGATCGAGCTTGTCGAGGACGACGATGGCTGCTTGATTTATGCGAAGGATGAGCACGGAGACACGCTCAACTTTGAGATAGTTGAGTGTGTAGGTCTTCCTCGCCTGAACACCCCGATTGATGAAGCCATCAAAATGATGGCCTATTCGATTATCAACACCGCCCATGAGTGCTACTGAGCGCACAGCCCGCCGATATGCTTCCTCCATCGGGTTTGCGGTGACCGGCAGGCTGGCCCGGAAGCCCGAATGGGATGGAGAGTTCCAGAACCCGGAGATCGGACTGGCCGGTGAGTACCGGGTTCTGGTCGATGAGGGAGGGAACGCCTACTACGTCAACGGCTGGCAATGTGTCATCATCGACCCGGAGGGCATAGTCTTTTGACCGCAGGTAAAGCCCCGGACGTACTCCGTAAAATTTTTCGATAAATCTTCAAATTTCGTTTGACACCAGAGGTGGGTAAGTTAGAATGAAGATACAGAAAAACATACCAAAACGGTAAGATTATGGAGGAACAGACGATGATGGAACTCGAAGCTATGAAGTCTTACATCCGTGAGAACAACCTCACCCACTTGGTCAAGGAACTTGTTACTGAAACCGACATGGATGTCGCATCCGCTGTTGAGTACGTTTATGATATGAAGACGCTCAGCAAGGCTCAGTTCGCAAGCAAGTACTTCGGCTGATTCGAGAATGGAGGAGTGGAACATGAAGAAAGGTTACAGACTCAGCAGCTACACCAGAGAGATGCTCAAGCAGTACGGTTCGTGGGAGGCCGGCCGCTACCATTATGAGGTAAACGCCTACCCGAGGATTTTCGGTGATGCGAAAAATCCTTCGGTTGCCGACGAAGCTCGCTACGCATTGCTCAGAAACGGCGAAGTTATTGACTGGGACTTCAAATTCTAACCCGCCTGATGATGGCCGTTGGAGCCGGCCGAAACGCCCTGCTGGGTGTCGCGGGAGCCACCCGTAAAGAAATTGATACTATGGAGGTTTTAGCTATGAAAAACGAGAACATGACCGCTGAGGTGACCCGTGAGTGGGAGAACGACCCGAACTGCTTTCTGCGGATGCTGAACAGCCCCGCACAGCGGCGGAGCCGCGCAGCCCGCCGCCAGAAGGATGCCGACCGGGAGCGTTTCAACAACGTGCTGAACGCCATTGCCATCGGCGCAGCAGCCTTTGCCGTCACCCTGCTCGTTATCTGCTTCGTTCTCTGATGGAGGTATCAGCTATGGATAACCAGAACATGACCTATCCCGAACTGCGGGACCTGTTCGTTGAACACAACAAGACCCAGCTTGCAAAGCCGGTGAGCGCCTGCATCGTATTTGCTGACAGCAACTGGCCTGACCGCCATTACCCGCTGCGCAGCCGCACCTATGAGGTCAGCAGCGACAACAAGGCTTTCCGGCCCAGATGCTGCTCCACCAGCCTGTTCGGTTCCTGCTTGGATGGCACCGACCAGATGGTTCGCCTCGACTGTTATATGAAGGACTTCGGCAACAAGGGCGGCTGGGTCGTTGACCACTGCTACCTGAAGGAGAACAGCGATGAATCCGATGTATGATTGCTCCGGCCGGCTTGACCGGTTCGGCGGTATGACGGAGCCGCCTGATGATTACTATTTCTCGTACAGAGAGTCTGATGATTCCTGCAACGAACAAGTGGAGGAGGACTGTGACAATGAATAACTCGCGGCGCAAGCGTATCAGCAAGATTGCAGATGCCCTGAATGAGCTGAAGGGCCAGATTGATGAGCTTTACGAGGAGGAGCAGGAAGCCTTCGAGAACATCCCTGAGAACTTGCAGGGGACTGAGCGGTATGAGGTTGCAGAAAATGCGGTCGATATGCTCGAATCTGCATCCTCCGGCCTCGAAGATGTCATCTCGTTCCTCGGAGACGCGGAGGGCTGATTTATGGGACGTGGCAATGTTTATGTGACCGGCTCGTATGAGGGTCTGTTCTACATCGACAACGATGATCTGCAGGTCTGGCGTAAGGACGGCCCTGACGGAAAGGAGCCTGAAATTCGGATGATGGCAGACATCAGCCTTGATGAACTTGTTGCCGATGACTGGTACGTTGATGAAATCGAGAGCAGCTACAAGGAGGAAGACGTTCTCAGATGCTTCTGCGCCGAACTGCGGAAGCTCTGCCCCAGCTTCCAGCCTGCGGCCAACTCGAACGTCTGGCTCGGCAATGAGCGCCGGGTCATCCTCGAAAATGAGCTGTTTTACATCTGTGTGGAGGACAACGAGTGGTCGCTGGCCGTCGAGCTTATTCAGAAAGACGGCTACTCCGACTGTCAGAGCGCATGGCTGGCCGGTCTTCAGAAGCGGCGCTACCGGGGATACCTTGATGACATGAAAAAGGCTCTGCTGGCCCGCCTGCCCAGCATTGGCGTTCGCACCGGGCCGACTGCCCGCAGGAAAAGGAAGCAGCTTACCGGCAGCTCGAAAAGCTCGGCGTTGACCGCATTACCGCTGATGTCATCGCCGATGAGCGCCGAAAGGAGGCGCACCTGTGAGCCGCTATATTCCCCCTGAAGAGATGAGCGAGGCCCAGATCAGGGAGCAGTTGGACGCCGAGTATAAGCACTGGGATGACCTGAAGAAGAACGGCTGTTCTGACCCTGCATGGCCGGATGGTGTGAATCTGAACCTTGTTCGGAACCACATCATCTACTGGTATCGGCTCCTGCGGGAACGCACCAGCCAGACCGTGCAGCTCTCGATGTTCGACGCTGGTATGGATTTGAGGAACGAGCGGCCGTTGCCGCCGGAAGTTCCGGACAAGTACATGGTTCCGACCGGGAAGTACCCCGACCGTCTGAACGGCAAGTGGGATGGCCTGATTTTTGACCCGACAATTTGAGGAAAGGATGAAGTAAGATGACCAATGAAAAGAAGTTCGAGGTTCATGCAGAGATTACGGTCCGGCTGACCCAGCAGGATGTTGATGACATTATGGTTTCTGCACTGGAAGGTGGCATCTGCTACTGGTGCGACCGTGTGACGGTCGAGGGCCAGTATCTTGGCAAGTATGCCAGCGAGCAGATTTCTCGCGGTGGAACGCTGAAGGTTCATGTGACGGAACCGTTTGACGAGCAGGACACCGAGTGGTACGAGCTGGACATCGAAAAGTTCATACAGGGATTCCGGCTCTGGCTGGAGAACGGCGGGGACTGCTACGGAGCTGTGAGCGGCGACGGCAAGGTGGACTGCGGCGAGATTGACGCGGGATGTGCCGACGCGATCATCCAGTACGCCCTGTTTGGCGAAGTAGTGTACGGCTGAAAGGGGGTGCAGAATGATGATGGCATGGTTGATCGTGGTAGATCAGTGGCTCGAAACGGCCACGGACATCCTCTGCGCTGCTTTTTGGGCAATCGTCGGGGCGATGGCCGTTGTGGGCTTGGCGAGGCTCTTTCTGGGGAGGCGTTGGTAATGAGAACATTGAGAGAGCGCGATGCGCTGCTTGAAGAATTGTGGAAGCGGTTCGGGGATGTCCCTATGGACCCCTCCACCGAAACGATGGAGGCCCCGTTTCTGGATTTCCCGGCAGGAACCAGCCGCGTTGACATCTGGCGCTGGTTTGATGAACGGCATAGCAAGGGCATTGCCTACTTGCTTTACAACGAGGATGCCTCTAACGCGGCAAGCATCACGAGCCTGCTGCACTGCCAGAAGCTCTGCACGGAATGCGACTCCGAAACCTGCGTGTTTAACCCGCAGGGCATCTGCATGGCTCCGTTCCTGACCGGGAGGAAGCCGGGCGTCCACGACGATGGCTGCACCGATTACTGCCCGAAACCGCTGGATGGCTGTGAGCCGGTCCGCTCCCACTCCGAATATGAGCTTCGGAGCTATGAGGAGGACGTGCGGGAATATATCTCACAGTTCACCGATGAGGAGCTTATGGAAGCCTATGAGCTTGACCGAACGACGCTCAATGCGCTCGCCCCGCGTGCGGCGGTCTTGATGCGGAAGTATATCGACAATGACGATAGCTGGACGTACCACCGTGATTATGCCATCTCGGAGGCAGTCAGCGAGTATAAGGAGGACAAAAACAATGCCTGAGAAAATGATGCCCTATGCGCTGCGGATGACGCTGGCAGTGCTTGCAAATAGGCCGGATGATGCCCGCAACATCTCTGCTGAGTGCGTCACTGCGATGACCAAGGAGCTGATGGGTGTTGCAAGCGGTTATGATCTGATGGACTTCCCGTTCATGGTTGCTGCCCTGCGGCTCACCGCGACCTCGCTGGAGTCCCTGCTGGACGAGCATGGCAAGGGGATTGCTGACGGCATCGTCGCCAACACCACCTGCATCACCATTGATGCTTCCGAGCTGAAGCGTCAGGCTAAAGAGGAGGAGTAAGGATATGGAAATCAAGCGCGGCGACATTTGGTATGTGAGCAAGGACAACTACACCGGCTGTGAGCAGGCGGCGGGACGCCCGGCAATCATCGTTTCCAACGAGAAGAACAACGCCTGTGCAGAGACGGTAGAGGTCGTATACCTGACCACCCAACCGAAGAAAGGCCTGCCGACGCACGTTCTCATCCGCAGCTCTGAACGTGAAAGCACTGCCCTCTGTGAGCAGATTACGACCGTATCGGTTGACCGCCTGCTGGGCTACAAGGGCCACCTGACCCCGGCAGAGATGACCAACGTGGAGGTTGCAATGCTGATCTCGCTGGAGCTGGAAGTTGGAAAGCCCGTAGAGAAAATCGTGGAGGTCACGAAAGAAGTTCCGGTCATCCGGGATGTCAAGGTGTCTACGCCAGCGTCAAATCCGAACATGGCTGCGGAGCTGGCAGCAGCGAAAGCCAAGTGTGAAATGCTCCAGACCATGTACGAGAGCCTGCTGAATCGGGTTCTGGCTGGAAAGGCAGGCTGATGGTATGCGAGCATCTGATATGGTACGCGCAGCCCTTGCTGGAGCCGGGAAGACTCAGAAAGAACTGGCCGAACACATGGGCTGGACCCCGCAGAACCTCAGCGGGCGGCTGAAGAACAACTCGCTCACCTTCGATGAGCTGTCAAAGGCGCTGCATTTTGCTGGTTATGAGGTCTCCATGAGTGATGCCAACGGTGCGGGCCTCCCGGAGCTGGGCAACAGCACCAGCCCCGCCGTAGCGCAGACCGTAGACGGCGTTCGATATGACACCCGGAAGGCAGAATCGCTCTGCTCGAACAAGGCCGTGATGTTCGAGGACTTCTATGTAGAGCTGTTCGAGGATGCCGCCGGGAACTACTTCACCGTCCTCTACCAGCTTTCTGGATGCCAGCATCATACCATCACCCCGGTCAGCCCCTACATCGCCAAGCAGTTCTGGGAAAGGTTCAGCCGTAAAGTAGTGTAAGCCTCCATAAAGTATCTTCGGAATACCGTAAAATTTTTTGTGAAAACTTCAGCATACGTTTGACTTACCAGACCGGTAAGCTAGAATGAAGATACGGAAAACAACTTACCAAAACACGGAGGATTTAGAAATGCTGAAGGTGAAAGAATACAGCAACTTCGAGGCTTTCGAGCAGGACGAACACCGGCAGGACGTTGATCTGGTCGCCATCGTGAACAAGCCGAACGGCATGGTTTGCGCCGACCTCATCACCGACTGCAAGATGTGGCAGACCGCAGTCAACCGCTTCTTCAAGGCGCTGGCCGGGGATAAGCGCTTCGATGGCTGGCAGGAAACCATCACGGAGTGCATCAAGGAAGGCTTCTGGCAGGACAAGGCGCTGACCGATGGCAAGTACACCGGCGGCTACTTCTGGGAGGTTGAAGACCTCGATGGCCGGTTCTACATCTGCCTGAATGTTGTCAGAAAGGAGGTTGCCTGATATGACGGTTCTGGACCACATGAAAGCCGCCGGGTATGACCCGAACGCGGCACGCAATGCGGATGATCTGCGGCGTATGGGAGCCGGTACGATGGAATGCGAGAGCATCCAGCTCCGCACGTTCCGCTGCCGCCCCTACCAGTACGAGGGCGAGATGTTGGCCGTAGAGGCCACCGCAATGGTTCCCTTTACGGATGGTACGCAGCGGCCCTACCCGGACGGATGGCCGAGCAGCATCAAGGCAGGCGCAATGGCTTTTTTCAGGATTAAGGAGGATGAGTGATATGGCAAAGCGGATGATGAAGCTCACCGCTGAAGAAGTCCGGGCGAACATCCCGTACGACCTCATCTGCATGGTTCGCTACGGCTGCACTTGGAGCAGCGGTCGCCGCCGCAGGGCATGGCTGGCCGACTTCAGCGAATCGGAGCGGGAGGCCGCAGGGCGGCTGTTCCGCATGGCTCACAACTGGACGGTCGGCCGGGGCGTTCCCGATACCGTGCAGATGAGCCGGAAGACGTTCCACCTGTGGCAGAAGCTCGGCGACTTCTGCGCGTCCATCTGAAAGGGGAAGCATCCGCATGGAGAACGACGCTACTAAAACCATTCTTCCATCGAAGGAAGCACTCAACGAGTTCTTGAAGGCACACAAGTACAAGTCTTTCCCGACCGCCGTTGAGGCGGCACGGAACGGCAAGAAACTTGTCTTCATCTTTCTCGACTGGGAAGCTTACGGCGACCGCAGCTACTACTACTGCAAGGAAGATGATACCGTTTACTCCGACTACCTCAGTATCGGAGATTAAGGAGGAATTTGCTATGACCGTTGAGTATCGCACCATCCGTGACGCTGCTGAAGCGTGGGTCCGCGAAATGAATGCCATCCCGCAGGGGATGATTCAGGACCTGATGAGCCTGCATTCTTATGACTGGATGGAAGTCACTAAGCCCAGCACCGGCGACCGAGTGTATGTTTACGAAATCCCTGATGAGGTTGACAGCACCACGCACGAGGGAGAAGTCAAGAGCTATAACGACGAAAGCGAGCTGTACTGCATCGAGCTTGATGATGGCAAGCTCGTATCTGCGGAGGCTGATGACTTTGAGGTCGAATACGATGGTTCACTCCCGATGTGGGGAACGATGTGGTCGTTCGGCGACTCCTGCGACGATTGGTGGCTTGAAGAAGATGATGGCATCCGGGCGATGTCCGACTGCGGCTTCCGCATCTACAAGAGCGAAGACTACGGCTACTTCTTCGGAATCGACGGAGCCGGGTACGACTTCTATGAGGAACACTGGATGCCGCTGTACAAAGCTCGCGGCCTTCACTGGCATGACCCGCAGGCCGAGGAAGACTATCAGATGCACGTTGTCAACGGCTACACCAAGCGCCAGCTCGGCAGCAAGGAAGTCTGGTGCGACAAGAACGGCGTTGCCGTGAAGGAGGTCGGTTTCAGTGTTTAAGATTCGTGGGAAGTACCCCGGCCAGCCGTGGGAGGACATCGACGAGTTCGACACCCGGCCCGAAGCTCTGAAGATGCTTGCCGAGTACCGCATGGCCTATGGGCCGGGATGGCGGTTCACCATCAAAAAGGCGGTGGCAAAATGAGCAGATATGAGCAGCTTTCCATGTTCACCATGAACGTGGAGCAGGTAACCGCCACCTGCTGTATGGATGGATGCCCGGCACGGGCCAGTCCGGTGGAGCCGTGGATGGCGGCGCTCATCCCAGCCGGAGAATATGTGGTGCAGATTGCTGGGCATCCGCTGGTTCTGCGGCCCATGCCCGGCAGACAGGCCGACATCCAGCGTGGGCATGAATACTACCACTACATGATCGGCGGGCGGCTTTATGCCGGCACATTCGTTGGGAGGGATTCTGGATGATGGACAAGATCGTGGTCACAGCGGCGGACATCGAAAAGCTCCTTGCATGGCGGGATGAGCACAACGATCTGGTTCGTTCGATGCCGGTTCCCCTGCGAGAAGTGGAAATCCAGATTGTCGAGAGCGGCATCTCCATCAAGTGCTTCCGCTCTGACAAGAAGCTGAAGCTCTACCTCGACAGCCCGGCCCGGAAGCTCGGCCACGTTGTCTTCGCTCCGCTGGGCAACGGCTTGTGGAAGAAGAAAGTGAGTACGCTCCCTGCGGACTGCAACCCCGCCGAAACTGAACAGGGCGCTTTGACCGTGTATGGCTCCCTGATGGCGCTGATGACGTATGGAGCGGGCAGCATCCGTGGTGACGTGGCTACCACAACCTCGAAGGCTCCTGCTGGACGCAAAAGCCCTACAAAGCCGCACACCGTCAGCACCACATACATCATTCACTCGGTCGGAAAACAGCTTACAGTGGTTCCTAGAGGCCACCATGCAAGCCCGGCCTGCTCCTTTACCGTGAGAGGCCACTTCCGCCACTACAAGAGCGGCAAGACGGTTTGGATTGCAGAGTACCGCAAGGGGACTGGCCGCAGCCGGGGAAAGACCTACAAGATTGGAGGTGATCTGGATGGCCGAGAAGTCCGAATGGCAGTTCCTCGTTGATTACGTCAAGGATGACACGACAGATTTCTACAACGATGCCTGCCAGAACCAGCTTGTAGCCTTGTGGACCTCGTACTGCCTGCATAACAGCCTCGATGTCGATACAGCGATGTACGATGCAGTTTTGATGGATTTGTTCAACGCTCTCTCCGATGAACAGAAAGCCGAACTGCACTGCACCGGCTTCTCGGAGTTTGATAGTATGATGGCCCAGTGGCTTGTCTGAAAGGAGATAAAAAATGAGCGACATACGGTTAGTTAATGTAGTGCCCATCGTCAACGGATGGAACGATGCGGCGAAGAAGAATCTGGAGGAGGCCAAAACCTTGATGGCCTCCGGGAACCATCTCGACTACAACAAGGGTGTTGTCAAGGAAAGCGTTGCGAACCTCGTTTCCGGGTTTGCCGATGACCTGATGAGTGCGCCTTTCATCGACCCGGAAACGCTGCGGCCGATGGCACACTGGAATGGACAGTATGACGGCTACTATGACGTAGAGCCCGTCGTACGCTGCAAGGACTGTGAACATTTCAAGAACTACGGAAAGACATCTTTGCTCGCCGATGGAAAGAACATCAAGGCGGGGTGGTGCTACAGACGGATTCGGTATGATGAGGAGTACAGGATGCCGCCGGACGGTTTCTGCTCATACGGGAAAAGAAGGAATGGAGGTAATGGCAATGCGAAAAATTGAGGATACGGAGGAGCAGAATGAGCACTGAACACAAAGCTGTCCTCCTGAGTATCCGACCTGAGTGGTGCGTGAAGATTCTCAACGGAGAAAAAACTGTGGAGATTCGCAAGAATCGGCCAAAACTGAAGCCTCCGTTCAAGTGTTACATCTACTGCACGAAGGCTCCAAAAAAGCTAATCACCATCTTTAGAGATGGAGATGTCTTTGGCGACGGAGAAGTATATCGCGGTAAACCGCAATTTGTCACTTGGGACGGTGGCAACATTCCAATCGAAATCAGACAGAAAGAACAGACCGTTATCGCCGAGTTCGTCTGCGACAAAATAAGGCCTATCATCGGCAAAACATGGATTGTCAAAGAAGACATCGAAAGAGCCACGTCTGGAAGCTGCCTGTCCTTGAAACAAATCATAGAATACGCCGGATGGAGCCATTGCTCCTCGTTCACCGAGCGCAAGGAGCTGTATGCGTGGCATATCTCAGACCTGAAGATTTATGACCAGCCAAAGTCCTTGTCCGGCTTTTCTAGGCATGACTTTCGTGGCATGAACGGAACCGATGTCTGTGGAAATGAGAGCTGCGAGCATTATCAGCCGTCTGGAAGCTATATGCTCCCACCGACCTGCGCAATCAATGGCTGCTGTTTGAGCAAGCCGCCCCAAAGCTGGTGCTACGTTGCTGAGAATGAGGAGAATGTATGATGTGGGCAGAAATGTCTGATGCAGCCAAGTGGCTGGCTGTTGGAGCTGCGATTGTCGCAGCCGTTATCGTAACCGGGCAGACATACCCGTTGTGGTTCTTTCTGATTCCGATGATCTGTTGATGAGGAGGTGCCGACCGTGGAACTGAAGAACAGCGAGCATTACAATGACCCGACACCCTACGAAGCTCACAAGAACATCCGCAAGGAGGAGCAGCTTGAAGCGGCCCGAATGCGCACCATCAGCGCGTTGGTCAGCGCATTGAAGCAGGTAGCCGATCTCGCCGGGTTCGAGATCGTGGGCCGGGTTGTTCTTATGGATAAGGATTCTGGGAGGATTTTCAGATGAGTACCCCAAAGTGCGAGATGTGCGGACGGGACATACCGAACGCCAAGAACCGCCAGAAGTTCTGCCCTGACTGCGTAAAGAAACGTCAGGCCGCACAATCCCACAAGTCTTATCTCAAGCACCGCGAGTATTATCTGGAACGCAGCCTTGCTCAAGCTGAACGTCGGAAGCAGGAAGCGCTGGAGGAAAGGATGCTGGAGGAACTTTTGCTCGCAAAAAGACCGGAACCGAAGTACAGCATCACTCAGGTGGTCGAAAAGGCAAAAGACCTCGGCATCAGTTACGGCTGGTGTTCGTATCTGCTTTCGGTCGGAAAAGTCTGTATGGAATGAAAGGAGAGCGCTTATATGACGCTGATTACGAAGTCCGAAGAATTGATGGCCGTTTCTGTCCGGCAGGGTGTTGAGCTTGCCGCCATTGAGGCCAAAGTGCTGCTGGGCTATCTGGAGGGGCATGACTACAGCCTGATGATGGATGACAAGTTCCATCTCGCCCTGCATGACAATCAGGACGGCGAGAATGCCGACAACGATCAGCCGTACACCATCCGGGACTGCATCGACTTCTGTCAGGAGATGAACAGCGAGCTTCTTCTGGAGGAAGCGGGAAAAGAAGGCGGCGACCCGGACTATTTCAGCGAGCTTCAGAAGGACGAGCTGATTCTGGGCATGATGATGGAACGCGCAAAGGTAGCGCTTCCGCCCCGGACCAGCACCTACGATGTGGTCATCGTCGAATACCTGAAGAAGGTCGTACCCGTCGAAGCGGCGAGCTGGGAAGAAGCCAAGATGCTTGTCAACGAGGCGTGGGACAACGGAACCTACGTCTTGACCGCAGATGACTTTGCCGGGGTGAGCTTTACGCTCGGCCGCTGA